CTATTTATCGTAGGCGCGTTCGGTTTGCCAGGTATAGCACTTCCAGGGTACGCCCTGGTCCTGGGCATCGATCGGCGCAAGCACAAGGCTATGGACAAGCGGATCATAAGGGTGATCGAGGAAGCCGAGTCACACACGATCGGCGGTCTGATGAAGAAGTGCATAGCCCTCCAGGACAAGTACGCGGCCTATCCGGTGATGAGCCGAATGTGGTACGCGGACCTGGATGAGATCCAGAGCGACATGGCCATGAAGGGCATCAAAGAGAACGGCAAAGAGCTTTACGACATCTGCCCTGCATCAGGACCTTTCTTTGACAAGCCGAAGCCGTGGAAGGGCTATTTCGAGGTCCTACGGGACAACGCGAAGATCATCGATCGCCAGGATTCGGACAGGCTTCGGGCCTACGTCGAGTCCGGACCACAGAACCTTCGAGAGGTAATGGCATTCAAGCCAGAAATGAATCCGGCCCTGGCCGCCTTGGCTGTTGGGGTTGCAGTATTAACCGAATCGACACCCTGGTTCTGGGAGGTCGAGGGATCAGCTTTTAACCTGGAGGATTAGGATGCAGAACAATATTATATTAGGTTTCTTTCAGCCGTGGGACGCAACGGTGCTTTTGAAGAACGCCAACGACACAGGTGCCATCATGGCCCTGGAGCAATCTTCCGGCCTTCTGAAGATCCAGGTCGACCATACCCATATATCCGGATCCCCGACGCTGAAGGTTGATGTGGAGGAGTCGGTTGATGGCGTATCCTGGGTGCTGACCCAGGTGGTCGCGGCCCTGGCAAAGGACACGACGACGCTTTATGACTATGACTGCGGGCTGTCAAGGTTCGCCAGGATAAAGATCACCGAAAACAACGTAAGCGACACGGCCGTCACCTTGAGCGTGTCCGTAAGATAGGGGGGCAAGATGGACAAGAATGTTATTTTAGGCTTCTTTCAATTGTTTACCGGCGAAGTCCTCGCCAAGACAGAGGACGCAGAGTCAGACGTTCTCCACCTGGAACTGTCTGGAGGCAACATCCGGATCCAGGCCGAGGTGACTGCCGGCACAGGGACCATCGAGTGTGAGGTGTTGGAAAGCGTTGACGGTGTCACATATGTGACCAACAGCACACCGGTCTTCTCGACACAGGCCTCCGGCGACAGCGTTACATTAAGCGATTTCGACTGCAAGGCGAGTCGATTTATAAAGATATTGGTAACAGAGGACGGAGGGGCGCAACCCGCTACCTTCACATTAAGTATATCTGTAAGATAACCGTAACAAAGGAGAAATGACCATGGCACAAGAAATGAACCGTGTTGTAACAGTCGGGGGAAGCGAGGCCAGTATCCGTCTGGATAAGTTTAGGATGGCCGACAAGATCGAATTTTACGATGACTTCCTGGGCCTCTTGTTAAAGAAAGTCATTAGCGCCGAGAACACCACCGCGCAATGGTCGACCGTCGAAACCGACATCAACCTCGCGCCTGACAATGTGGCCGATGCAGTCAATGGCGTTTGCCAGTTAACGCTCGATTCGGACGATGTCGCCCAGGTCGCCTGCTTGTACTTCGGCGATACCGAGCAGTTCGTGATCGGCCAGGGCCTTATCTTTGAGGCCAGGGTGACGTTGGCTGTCTTGCCGACAACCGGAACCGAAGAGGTTGAGGCCGCCTTTGGCCTTGCGGGAGAACACAATGCAGATCTCGACACCGTCGACATCAAGGCATGGTTTCGATCTGAAAGCCCAACCGAAACCACTCTCCTGTGGGAATCCGATGACGACACAACCGCCGATGAAGACAATGACACAGGAGTGACCCTGGTCGCGGGGACGTATCACGTCTACAAGATCGACGCTTCAGATGCATCAGCGGTGCAGTTTTATGTCGATGACGTACTCGTCGGTGAGGCTGATATGTCGGATCTGGATGCAACTCTGGCAAAGGTTCAGCCGTATTTTCAGTTGAGCAAAGCCAAGAGTTCGGCCAATACGGGCGTGGCCACGATGTACATCGACTATGTGAGGATTACCCAGGACCGAAGCTAATGGAAATACAGCTTTGGGAGATAGGCGCTGTCTTTTTTGCCGGCGTCTTTGCAACGCTTCTTGGTGGGTTTCTGACGGGCCTCCTGGTGTACAAAACCAAGTACGCCGGCGAGGAGATCTTCCGGAAGAAGGATGATCACGGTGGCGCTGAAGTGTTCAACATGGATGACGAGTTCACCGGATCCGATGCGCCAGAGGAGTACGAACCAATCGAGTATCCGCCTGAAACCGAGGCGGATATCGGCAAGTTCGAAACCCAATTTGGCATGGAGCGCATGATCAAAGAGGCAGAAAAGTACCAGGAGGTGGACGATGCCGCTTGATGTGGTTTGCCCTGATTGCAGGGGCGTGTTTTTTGAAACGAACGACAAGGACGGGCGCAACCCCCATGTGGAGCAACGCCCAGGTGCGATGCCCGCCGGCGCAAGGAGCGTGATGGTTCGGAAGTATGATCCGGACGTGATCGCCAACGCCGCGATGATCCGCATGAAGGCGGAATTCGTGAGCATCTATGACGACATCATTCACCACGAAAGCCTGGTTGGATTTGCGATCGAGCCATGCCCTCAATGTGGCGGAGCCTATTCAAACGATGGCTTCAAGCTCGAAACCAGGGAAGGGCCGAAGCCCCTTAACCCGCTGATATGCGAGATCTGCGACAGGGGGCCATTTAAAACTGAACAGGGGAAAGACAATCATATACGCATGATCCACTCATAAGGGGAAACCCATGACGTTTGAACCATATAACATAGCGAAGCCTCCTCCGGCAACAGAGGACGAACAGGTTATAGGCAACTTCGTTCAGGACTTGTTCGAGAAGGCCGAAGAGGAAAAGAATAGACAGGGGCTTCCGAACAAGTGGCGAAACTGTTTCTTAATGTATCACGGCGACCATTGGCAAAAAAGCCGCTTTGTCAAGAAGGACAAGACCAAGGTGACTGTCAACCTCTTCTTCGCCAACGTCAACAGGACAGTTTCGAACATCACAGCCAGGAAGCCGGTGGCAGAGGTGGTCGACCTTGAGGGCGATGCTGACAAGATGGACATGATCCTTACCGCCAGGATCCGCAAGTGGTGGAAGGACACACAGCAACAGGCCAAGCTCAAGGAAACCGCGCTCAAAATGGAGAAATACGGGGTTACGATCGAGCATCCGGTGTGGAAGAAAAACAAGGAAGACTTCGACGTGATCATTATGGATGCGTTCTCTGCCTTCCCCGCGCCTGGCAACTGGCGCAACCTGGACGAGCAATGCCCATACTTTTGCCTGGCATACGCGGACCTGACCGAGAGCATCGAGGCCAAGTTCAACCTGAAGCCTGGAGAGGCCAAGCCTGATGACGTTTACTCGATCCTTGGCGAAGACCGTGAAGAAACCAGGCCGGTCCCGATGGACGCGTACCCTGGTGGTGATCGTGCTTCTGGCAACTACGCCGATCCGCAAATGCGGCCGGTTCAGCCAGGCACCGACACCTATTTGACCAAGAGAGGCCTTGTGGTCGAGTTGTGGTTACGCGACAATTCAATAGTGCAAGCGCCGGAAGGGCTACCAATAACAGCCAAGGACGGCGAGGTTCTTTATCAGCGGCCAAAGGGTACCCAGGTCTATCCGGATGGCGTAAGGGTCATCACGTTTACAAATAAGGGCAACCTGGTCCTGGGCGACTTTGTCAATCCGAACATCAACTGGACCCTGCCGATCGATAAGCTCCGCCAGACCCACGCCTGGGGAAGATTTCCTTTTTATAAGACGAATTCATACATCGACACGACGAGCCTCTGGGGATTTAGCGCTCTGGCACAGGTTGGGGATCTCAACAAGAAGGTCGACGAAATCATGTCGCGCCTCCTGGCCTGGATCATGCGCGTGATGTTTCCACCGCTCATAGTGGCCAAGGAAACCGGTATCACCAAGGCGATGCTGAACAACAACCCGAACCTGGTGCTGATGCCGGAGAAGGTGTCCCATGTGGCAGGGATCCGCTTTGAGCCGGTCCCGAATCTGCCATCCAACTTTATCGATATTCTCGAAGTAGCGATTAAGTTTTTTGACCGAATATATCAAATTGAAGATGCCGACAGAGGCGTTGGCCCCGCGGGAGTAACGGCCGCAAGCGCGATCGTTGCCCTTCAGGAAAGGAACGCGGTCCTCATCCAGGAAAAAATCGCGGCCGTGGACGGCCTGGTGGAGAACCGAGGGAAGTGGTGCATATCGATGTATCAGAACATGGGCATTGAGGCAGAAACGATCGAGGTGGACGGCGAGGCCCAGGAGTTTAAGGGCGTGGATGCGATCGGCAGAAAGTTCAACTTTGTAGTCGAGTCCGGATCTACGATGCCGCGAACAAGCCTCCAGTTGGAAGAGCAGAGCAAAGAGCTTTACAAGCTTGGTGCCATTGACCGAGAGGCCTTGTTGGAAGCCTTGAATTATCCGAACTGGAAGAAGGTTATCGAAAGGGCCGGCGAGGGCCAGGTGGACCAGGCATTGCAGATCTTGATTGCCGCAGGCCTCGATGAAGAAGAAGCCTTTGCGTTAAAGGAACACGTCATGCAACCGGATCAGAAGACGAGCGGATCCGAGAAGTCCGGCCGCGAAGCGGTGGGCAAGCCGTCAGCAAAGGCCGTCCAGGGCGTAACGCCTCCGGCAGAAGTGCGATCATTGCCAACAGCAAGCCAAAGGGCGTAATGAGCGAATACGAAAAGGCCGAATACGAATATAAATGTGACATATGTACAAATCCTTTTGATTTAAGGGATGGCGGCTACCTTGGCCCACAGAGCAAAGAAGATGAAGCCTGCCACCCATTCGTGGCCTTCGAGGCTGTTTGTCCCAAGTGCGACAGCGCTCCGGATAGGGAGAAAAAATAATGCCTCTATACGACTATGAGTGCGAGGATTGCGGGATCGAGATCGAGGAGGTCTTTAAGATGGACGAGAAGCCGACCTCGATTGAGTGTGGAGGCTGTCATAGCACGATGTACCCTGTAATGGTTGAAGGTCATGGTGGCATCCAGACAGACAAGCCAAAGTGGATTGACGATAGCGTTCGCGGCGCCCTGCAAGGTGATGATGAGAAGCCGATCGAAACCAGGACGGACTACAACCGAGCGCTAAAAGAAAAGAATGTAGAGCCGATCGAGAGGGGATGACATGGGAACAGTAGCCCAGGCCGCAAAGGACAGGCCGAAGATCAAGAAAAGGAAGTTTAAGGATCCAGTATACAACTCGAAATTTTATCAACGACTGATTCGCCTGGAGCAAAGTGGTGCCATAGACAAGTTGCCTTCTCTGGACAAAACAGAAACAGAGGGGAAGCTTGGCAGGGTCATTGGGCCACCGGTTGCGAAGGTGAGGAAGTTTTTTGAGGAACACGACATAGGACCATGAGAAGGCGGATAATGTAGCAATGCACCCGCCGACCATTTTACTTTAACGGGACAACCTCTCCGGAGGACCCACAAAGGAGGACGAAATGCCTGGTACGAAAAAAGATGACGACAAAATAGCTCCGGTTGATGCACCGACAAAGACCCCCGCGGATCCCGCGGACAAGGCCGGTGACGACCCAACCAAGAAGGATGACGCGGCAGACCTTGGCGATTTTAAATCTCCCGCGGAACTGAAAACCGCCTACGACCTACTCCAAACCAAATTTGGGGAGCAAGGCACCAAGTTAGGCACCGCGAGAAAAGAGGGTACCGCCGCGTCCGAAAAGCTTGCCAAGATGGAAGCCGACGCGAAGGCCGCCGAGCCTGAACCGACAACGGACTTTGAGGCAAAATCAAAAGAAATCCGTGAGAAGATCGACGATGGCAGGCTCACGATAGCCGAAGGTTTTGAAGAGCATGGCAATCTCGTTATGATAAAAACAGCGGCAGAATCCGCTCGCATTGCCGATGAAAAGATTAAAGAGGTGATGCTCGACGAGAAGGCCACAACCGCAGAGGCCGCATGGCATAAGAGGTTTCCGGATTACCAACCCTTTATTGACTCCGGCAGAGCCGCAGAAATCATAAAAGAACATCCGGACATCGAAATGCTTTTAGATCCAACCATGGCTTATCTTTTTCAAAGGGAGTTAGATGCCGGAGATAAGGCTGTGAAGGCGGCCGCGAAGACGGCCAAGGGAACGGAGCTAACAGAAAAAGTCTTGGACGAACCAGGGGCAACACCACCAAGAACACCAACAAGGCAAACCCCTGTGTCTGAAGCAGAGTTGGAGGAAATCCAACTTGGTACAATTAAAAAGATGAGGGGTGAGGCCGTCTAAATAGAAAGGAGCAACAAATGGCCTTAACACTTGATGAACTCAATGCAATTACCCTGGATTATTGGGAAAGAGGCACAACCGATATTTATTTCCTCGACAACGTGTTGTTGTGGAAACTCCTGGGTAACGGCAACCTGAAAAATGAATTGGTCAAGGCAAGCGAGACTGTCGATGGTGGACTCAAGATCCGCGTGATCCTTGAGTACGCCGAGTCTAACAGCGGAACCTATGGCAACGTGACGAAGATCGCGCAGGCCAAGGTCGACATCCTGAATGCCGCTCGTTTCAGATGGGCAGGCTATTTCGCGTCGAACACCATTGACCTCAACGACAAAATGCAGAACGCCGGCAGGGCCGCGATGGTCAAATTGGCGAATGCAAAAATCAGAAACATTCAGAAAACCATTCGCAAGAAGATGGGTACCGACATCTATGCGAGCGCTTCTGACAGCTATGCCTTCCTGGGCCTTGGCAATCTTTTTGAAACCACAGGCTCCACGAAGTATGGCGAGGTTGCAAGCGACGATATGGCTGATTGGAAGGCCAACGTCATCACGACGACCGAGCCGATCAGCTTCAAGACGCTTCAGAAGTGTAGGCGAACACCGAACATCGGCCAGAACGACGAGGACAAACCGAATCTTTATATCACCACGGACATCCTGAAGGACGGCTTCGAAAGAACCCTCCAGGTGCAGGCTCGATATAAGGATGTCGACCTGGCAGATGCCGGATTTGAAAACGTCTTGTTCAAGGGCAAACCCGTTGTTGCAGACGACAGGCAGACTGCCGGTTATTGCGACTGTCTGAATCTGCGCTATCTGCGGCTTCGCGCTCACAGCGCGTACAATTTTACGCCGCCGGTATGGGAAGCCAATCTCGATCAACCGGACGTGTGGACAGCCAACCAACGGATGTTGGGACAGTTGACCACGAACCATAGGAAAGCGCACATTAGGCACACGAACCTGACCGAGCCGGCTTAATTGTAATCATGGGGCCGGCAACGGTCCCTCCACCTTATTAAGAAAGGAGATATCACGATGGACGAAGATATCAGATTTTCGAAAGACCTGTTAACCTCTACGGGTGCGGCTACGGTTGCCTATCACAAGTGCGATTATAGATGCACCTTTCGGGGTTTCTGGGCTATTTGTAGCGCCGACCTGGGGACAGGCGAAACCGTCACGGTTGCCAACTTGACGGATACCAAAACGCTTGGGGTCGCCACCTTTGACGATGCCGCCGTAGCGGGCGATGAGGCCGCTTGGGTGAAGGACGTCACCAATGGTGACTATGTCAATGATGTTGGTGACATCCTGTCGTTTACCGTAACCCAATGCACGGCCGCAGGCATAGTTAGCCTGGGCTACGAACTGGATCCCAAGGCAAGGGTACCCTAAACCGAAGGAGGTGACACAATGGACGAAGATATCCGCTTTACAAAGGATCTCGTTGTTTCTACCACCGCGGAAACGATCCATTACCACAAGTGTGACTATAAGAACACCTTTCGGGGGTTGTATGCCGTTGTCAGCGGCGACATCGGTGACGGTGATACCGTTACAGTCGTCAACGAAACGGACTCCAAGACCCTTGGGGTGGCCACTTTTGGGGCGGCTCCCTCCGCGGGAGATGAAGCGACGTGGGTGGCTGATTCCACCGACGGCAATTACGTTAATGAAACCGCCGACATCATTTCGTTTACCTTGACCGTGGCAGATGCCGTGGGCATGGTGAGCATAGGATTTGAGTTGGATCCGCATTGTAGAGTGCCGTAATGAATAACCGAGAACTGATCGAGCAAGTCGAGATCAAGATCCTGGATCCATCGTACACTCAACCGATGATCCTTGCACGGATAAATAAGGGTGCGAGGAGGACAGCCGCCATGGTTGATCTTCCTCAACTTAAAACATCCGAAACGGTTTCAACGGGTTCTAATCCGTATGTGGCGTTGCCTACTGCTGTGGGCAACGCCTTCCATACGGACAAGGATAAGGCGCTGTTCTTCGTAGCGTCACAGGGCCAGGACAGGGAAATTACCATAATGACGTCCTGGATAAAGTTCCTCCAGAAGTATCCGAGGCAAAATGAGGCCTATGACGTATACGATGTGTGCGTCAGAGGGTCGTCCCTGTACTATCAGGGGATTCCCTCAACCGCCGACTCTTTGGACCTTCACTTCTATCGGAAACCGGTGGACATGAAGATCAACACCAATGACTCGCCGGACGGGATACCGGACCACCTCCAGGAGGACATCCTCGTTAACTTCGGGGCCTGGGATATCTACAAGGAGATCGAGCGGGACATATCAGGCAAGAAGCCGGAAACGGAGAAGTACCAAGGCCTCTTTGCCGCCTCGATCGCAGAGCTTCGCGCCTTTGTTGGCGAACCCGACGCAAGGCCCATCCACTACGAGTACGATGAAGGGAGCATGATCTGATGAGCGAAGACGGAAACGGTGAAGATAAGGGCGCTCCGCAAAAGCCTAAAGAGCTTACACCGGAGCAAAAGGCAATCGTTGAGGCCTCCAAGAAAAGCATGAACAAGTTCATGGGGAGCCTGTCCTATTACATGGTTCATCAAATGAGGACCATTATAAACGGGACCATCAACATCAATGTTGACATCGACAACTTTTTGATTACCGGTGCGGAGTTCCACGCGACAACCAAGATGGACTTCACAGAAAAGGAAGAGCCAGGCGATGGATAGGCGCGTTTTTACCGGAACCGATGGCCTCAACACGGATATAGATCCGGCCAGGTTGAAGTATGACTCAAAGACAGGGGTACAGGATTTGGCCGCGTGTCTTAACGTCGAGGTCAGCAATTCCAGGCGTGTGTCCAGACGGAAAGGCTACACGGAACGGATTAGCGGCAATTGTCACAGCGCTTTTTGTGATGGTGCCGATGCGATGGTGGTAAAGGACGATGCGCTTTGTGTCTTGCATTCAGACTACACCACCACCCCGATCCGGAACGTAACACCTGGTGCCAGGGTTAGTTATGTCCAGGTGGACAATGTCATTTACTATTCTAACGGCTACGAGCAAGGGAAGCTTAAAACGGGCGGGGACTTCGACGGTTTAAGCTATACCTGGAGCGTGTCCGAATATGTTGGGCCTGAAACAACAAAAGAGTTTTCAGGTCCTCCGATCGGGACGCTCCTGGAGTTCTTTGCCGGCCGGATGTGGATAGTGCAAGGCAAGATCATTTGGTATAGCGAGCCTCATGGCGTTTCCCTGTACAACCTGGCTGACAGTTCTATTGCCTTTGAAGACGAAGTGATCATGCTTCGCGCCACGGTCGATGGCTTGTGGGTAAGTACCGACAAGGCTGTCACATTCGTGGACGGAACGGATCCTGACGAGATGGCACCAAGGACGGTCACGGACTATCCGGCCATAAAGGGGACCGACTTTAAGTATTATGGGCGGGCCTCAAGGATGCAGAACGGTCGGGTGTCCATCAACGAAAAGGGCGGGATTCTTTGCGCTCTTTGGCTCTCCGAAGAGGGCATCTGCTATGGTGGCCCAGAGGGGACCTTTTACAATCTAACCGAAGACAGGGCCGACTTGCCAAACGCTTTAACCGGCGCGGGCCTGGTTTATGATGGCAAATATATTGGAAACATGAACCCATAAAGGAGAAAGAAAATGGCCTTACGACTTTCAACAAGCTTGAGGAATAAAATGGTCGGCCTGCGGGCCGCTGTAACAGCAATCACCGCCGGTGTAGGCGATGGCACTCCCACCTTTGCAACAGGAAGTCCATCCACAGTTACAAGGAGTACGGGGAGTTGGATTACTGACGGATTTGTTGGCGGCGATCAGCTTTTTGTGTTTCAACCAACATCGCCAGGAAACAAGTCCGGCATTGACGGGACCTTGGTTGCGCTTGTGGAAGCGCTGACCCTGACCCTCGACGATGCTGTTGTGAGCGACGGCGAAGCGTTTGCGGCCGCTACGGTTCTTTGTGCGGCCAAGGGCGGGTCCCTGAAGGACGTCTTTCAGAATGGCGTCTTGAAGGTGTATTCTGGGTCCCAACCATCAGATCCGGACAATGCAGTTGCCGGCTCATTGCTTATCGAAATGACCGTTGCATCGGGGGCCTTTTCATACGGGGCAGAAGCCGCAGGGCTTGAGTTTGGAGATCCGACCGATGGTTACATCGAGAAATGTGCCGACGAAGTATGGTCTGGCCTTGGCTTGGCCGCGGGAACAGCCGCATGGTTCAGGCTGACTGCCAATCCGAACGACGACGGATCCCTGGATGCCGGTGTTATCTATCCGAGAATGGATGGAACCGTTGGCACCTCCGGAGCCGATGCGACTATCAGCAACACCCAGATAGTGGTCGATGCACCATATACGATCGACACGTTTAAGCTGACCTATCCCATGCAGTACGGTGCCTAATCCTTTGAATTAAGGGAGGTGCCGAATGGCAACGGAAACAGTAGCAACGGGCCTTGATGCCGTCTTGGTTAGGGCCAGAACGGTAGGCCTGGATGCCCTGGTGGGCTTCAAAGAAACGGCCGACCTGGACGCGTTGGTCAAGAAGACCGGTCTTGCCGAAACAGCCGGCATGGATGCCAGGGTTGGTGGTGTGGTACGCCTTGACAAGGGGCCTCACGCCCAGGACTACACAGGGCAGACAGGATCTTTTCTGCGTGGCGGCTATGTTGTCGGCGGAACAAGCGGTGCCATTGGCCTTTTGGTCGGCATGGTCGATCCCGACGCTACCGGTACGCTCTATTTCAACGCCATTACCGGAACCTTTATCCCTGGCGAAACGCTTTATAGGGGTGAGGTAGGCTCCGAGCTAATCACCAATGGCAACATGGAGCTTGACGCCAATTGGGAGGCCTACGGCGACGACACGTCAAGCCTGACCGAACAGCGAAGCTCTGGCCAAAAGGTTGCCGGCGAGTATTCCTGGTATATGTACGACTCAAACCTTCCGGTTGCCGGTCGCCTTGGGATACAATCTGCCATATTTCCCACCGTTACCGACACCCATTACATAGTAGACTTTTATGAATATGCGGACTATGTAGATCCTTTTTGCGTGGTCATGGTCAAGGGTGACGGGACCCTGGGGGCTGACAGGGACTACTCCACGCCCTCCCCCAACGACACATGGTACAACCATTCCTTTATATACCTGGAAGATGCGGGCGGATCGTTGGCCCAATTCCTCTTCTTGGCGCAAGATGGATGGACAAGCACCTGGCGGTACTATCTCGACAATGTCAGCGTTAAGGGTATCGTTAAAAACGTATCCCATTACGCGACGGCCGATGGCGCTTCTTATGGGACAATGCCTCAATTGGATGCGTTGCTCAAGAAGGACTATTCGGTGTCAGCCGGCCTTGACGGTATCGTTCTGGCGTCTTGCAATGTGTATGACGGGACCCTTCCGGATTTAAGGATAGAGGCCAGTTTCGGCAAGACGATGTCTGTTGACGCCAAGCTCCCCGTTCTTTCCTGTGAGGCCAGATTTGGTGCAAGGTCTGAAGGGGTTCTTCCCGCGTTAGAGTGTGAAGCATCCATAGAAAAGACCGAGCAAATAACGGTCGATGCCAAGCTCCCTGTCCTCTCTTGTGAGTCAAGATTTGGATTCCGAGGCCCAGATGCCAAGCTTCCCGCGTTAGAAATTGAAGCAGAGATCGGCGGAAGCTTGATTATGAGCCTGGAGAAGTCCCTGCCGCCGTTGGAAATAGAGGCAGAGATCTCCACGCCTGGTGTTGTGTCTGTTGATGTGGAACTGCCTCCTTTGGAGATCGAAGCGACGATATCCAGAGAGCAGACGGTCAGCCTGGATGCGACATTGCCGGCGCTCACGATCGAGGCATCGATGGGGGCCTTTGTCTTTGATGTCGATGCGCTTTTGCCGAACCTCAAGCTCGAAAGCCTCCTCTCCAGAGAGGGAAGGCTTGCTTTAGATGCTTCGCTACCGGCCATGAAGATCGAGGCGTCAATGCTTCGAACATCGATCGGGGTCGACGTCAAACTGCCGGCGCTTGAGGTGGAAGCGACGATGTCGAGAGAAGGCAGGCTTGCTCTGGACGCAATTCTTCCGGCCTTACAGATAGAAGGCGTGATCTCAAGAGATGCTATCTTTTCTGTAGACACGTCCCTCCCCGCGATGAAGATCAACGCGAACATGGACAACTACTCCATCGGTGTCGACGCTCAATTGCCGAGCTTGAAGATCGATGCGGGAATGTCCAGGCAAGGGGCGATGTCCCTCGACAAGGCGCTTCCGGCCCTTGAGATCGAGGCGGCTATCTCTGAAGCCGGTACGTTCGATATTGATGCAATCTTGCCGGCCTTTAAGATCGAATGCGAATTCCTGGCGGGCCAACTGATATCGGTCGAAAAGAATCTGCCGGAACTACAGGCAGACATCTCGATCACCTCCGGCGCGATCATGTCCTTGGACGCTTCGTTGCCGGCGCTTATTATGGGCGCTGTCGGGACAGGTGGTCCGGACGGATCCGGATCCACGATCACAAGAACAGGAAGGTTCGACGACTATGTTTTAAGGCATATAAGGTGACACAATGGCGGAATCACGCTTTACATATGGCATCAATCTAAAGAGAAGCGCTCCATATCAATGGGCGAACTTCAACTTTAACAGCATGGCTGTGTTCAATGGTGTTCCGATCGCCACGAACGAAGACGGCCTGTACTCTCTTTTCGATTCAGACCAGGACGATGGAAGCGAGATTGACGCTTTTTTTGAATTGACGACAACGGACTTCGGGGACTCTGGAACGAAGGCCTTCAGGTTCCTAATTTTAAGCGGTAAGTATAGCGAAGTTATGAAGGTCACGCTAAAGTCCGACGATGCTACGACAAGGCCCTATCTTGTGAGGCCGAAGTCAACCGGCCTTAAACAGAGCAGGGCTGAACGAATACCGTGCAGAAGGGACCACCAGGGGGTTTACTGGATGGTCCGTGTCGACAACAAGTCCGGTGGGGACTTTAGTGTTGACGCGATCGATGCGCGTATTTTTGACCTTGGGATGAGATAATGCCAGAGAGTTGCGAATGGTTTAATATTAACAATGTGTGGTTTAAGGTTTTTGGGGACTCGTCATCCCAGGCGGGCAAGGAGCTTATGTTGCAAGCAACAGCCGATCTGCTCAAGCTGAAAGAGTCCAATGTTAACAACCTGGACGCTCAATTTTTGAACCGGCGACCATTTTATACCATTGTGTCTAACATAAACCAATTTACCGGCCTTAACGAGAACGTCATCACAATTTGGACCGAAGAGTATGAAAAGGAAATAGGCGTAGAGGAAGAGGTCGACGAGATGGAAGAGAAGAAAATATTTGAGGCAATGTACCTTGCTCACGAAGTTTGGTATATGCCGGTCCCTGGCGGGATTGGCTATCAGAAGGCCGTTCAGGTTGGGTACCTGATATGCATGGGCGGTGGCTTCTTGCCTCCATATAAGTTTCTCGAAACAACGAACGTGATTCGTCCGGTTGGAGGTCTTACACCTTGGGCAAATGCACCCGAAGGAACTGTCTTGCCTTTCTTTTGGAACTTTTGGAAGTCAACAGCCAACCTAAACAATGACTTTCCGAATCCTCCATGGGGCGAGGCCGGAACAGAAATGGAAGAGATTTTGATCGACGAACATGAGGGGGTCGAGTATTTCGATGTTCCGTCTTTAAACTATGAGTCCATTAATTTTGATACGATTGGCAACTACGAATGGCTTACCCACGAACACCTATATGAGCCTACAGGCCTGGTTTTTTCCAGTTGCTATGAGCGTATTAGACAGATGGCACCTGGGCCGGTTCCACCGGAACAATGGGGTGGCACAGGTAGAACAGAGTGGCGGGCATTGGGAACATTTTCTATTAATTGTAAGCGTGGACACACAGAGGCGGGAGCATCTGCCAGAGTGACAGTTCCAGGTGGGGCCTGGGATTGGGGCGACGATCCAAGCATGATAAATATGCCAGGAACAGCGACCCAAGGCTTACACGGAACCTATGTTAAATATGGGGATGGCGCGACTGATGCCGACGAACAAGACAAGCTGAATCTTTATGGCGACACCAGGGCCGATTTGATGAGCAACATTATGGATTGGATCGATGATCGGGAAAACGAGGCTAACGCTTGGTATGGCTCTGCGAACCTTGACTTCGGCTTTCCGGAAGACCCTGAAGATTTGGACCACGGCCTTGGAGAGAGCGGAGGAAACTATTTCGCATGGGAATACTCCGGCGATTGGTACCAGAGAGGTGTCGGCACCGCAAGGGACACCCAACACTACGCTTACTATTATGAGAAAATTTTAAGCCATTCTGCTTCCTATCAGATGCAAAGGCAATACACAGAATATAGAACGAAGGTCGAATGTCCACAATGGACACAGTATGGTTGGGAAGGGCCAGGAATGGGAACCGACACCTGGACCTGGGAGATGGGAATAAACGTAAACGGATCGAAGTTTATTGTAGAATCAGGAAGCGGACACGAACCAGGGAACAACCCAGGTGATGAGAAGGGGGACGCGTCTTCCTGTATCAAGCAGTTTGAGAACGGGTGGACAGCATTTGTCACTCAAAGGATGTCGGTATCATTGGATGAAGGTGGGGGTTGGAACCAAAAAATGTGGTTTTATTTTTCCCCTGCCGGCGCTAATTTTAGAAAAGATCTGGACCTTGGTCCACCAAGATGGGAGGGCGAAACGAGCGACCCAGATGACGAATGGTACGGGGGCATTTACGGCAACAACACGAACTTCCACTTTCGAGAGATACCTGGTGCCTACTACAAGGATGAAGACGGCGTCGAATGGCCGTTTCTGACAGCCGGCCAGTTTAGACTGATCAAAACTACAATAAGAGAAGAAGCAACGATAGTGTTAGAATAAAAGGAGGCCACCATGGGAGTGTTTCAAATAGGATCTTCAGACCTTACAGCAGATCCGTCAAACTCACAGGCAAACGCGCTTGTTGAGAGCCGCTTTGAGCTTTCCGAACAATACGCGGGGACCCTGTTGGGCGATGCCCTGGCGACGCTTGCTGACTTGGCGTCCCGCGACTATAGCGTTGATTGGACTCCGGTCGTAATTACGGACGTTCCAACAACCGGCCTGGACGGTATCAATCCGTCAGATCCAGACCCTCCGGAGATAGGCGTGATAGACATAGCCTTGCCGGAGTTTACTGGAGAGGCTCCGGTTTTTCCTGACATCGACACCAACATCGGGGATCCTCCGGACTTCAATCCAACGGACCCTGGATTTTCAATACCACCAAGACCGATCGTGGATTGGCCGGTGTTTAGTGGAATAATCCCATTGCCGACATTGATACCATTGCCACCACCTCCAGACGTGACGGTTCCGGCAACGCCGACACTTACGGAACCGAGCATTCCGTCTGTGCCGGACCTTGATATTCCGAGCTTTGAAGGTGTGGACCCTGGGGTATTTACGACATCTCCACCGACACCTCCGACATTGGGGATCCCAGATCTTTCCATAGAAACCCCAGAGGTGCCGGACATTACGGTCCCACCGCCTCCGGACCTGGTTATCCCAGGGATGGATGTCTTAACGCCAGAAGTGCCGGACATTAACGTGCCGGTTGCTCCAACAGCCGACCTTCCCTCTTTGGAGCTTGAGTCGCCTGTGGTTCCGGACGTAAACGTCCCATCGCCACCGGTGGCCAACATTCCGGCCCTGGACATATCAACACCGGAACTGCCCAACATCGATGTCCCTGAACCTCCGGACCTTATCATTCCAGAACTGGACATTACCACGCCAGAGGTTCCAGACATAACAACGCCTTCGGCGCCAACACCAAACATTCCAGGCCTTGAGCTTACAACGCCTGAAGTTCCCGCGCTCGACACTCCAGACAAGCCCGTCTTGGTCTTGCCGGCGTTTGCGGGAACGAAGCCGACGATAGGGGCCATTAGCATCCCGTCGCCTCCGGCCTTTCAGATGCCGACCTTTGAAGGTGCGTTGCCGGTTTCAGACCTGACGCCTCCGGAGCCGATGTTCACATACAATGAGGTCGAGTACAGTTCGGACCTCCTGAATGAGCTTTCCGGTAAGCTGTTGATAGACTTGAGAGATGGCGGGACAGGCCTGGATGCAGACGCAGAGCAAGCCATATGGGACAGGGCGTTGGCAAGACAGGTTCTTGAAGACGCCAAGGCTTATGACGAGGCCGCCAACTACTTTTCTTCACGCGGATGGCGCGTTCCTCCAGGGGCCTTGAACGGTCGCATAGTAGAGGTTAGAAACCGAATCGATTTACGAAACACAGAACTGAACGACGGCATCCTGGTTCAACAGTCAAAGATGACCTGGGACCATACCCAGGCTATAATCCGATCTTGCATCGACCACGAAAAGATGATGATGGACAACACCAACGCCTACCAACAGCGGGCTTTCGAGGCCGCACAGGCCGCAGTCAACATGGCGATCGTTGTTTATAACGGAAGGGTCGAGGCCTACAAGGCCCAGATGGAAGGATATAAGGTCCAGGCCGAGGTCTTTGAGTCGCGGATCCGTGCCGAGATTGCAAAGGCCGAGTTCTACAAAGCACAGATCGAAGGTTTGAAGCTGACCGTTGACGTCTTTCTTGGAGAGATGGAAGGCTACAAAACCGAGGCCCTGGTGTATGACACGACCGCAAAAACAGAACTCATCAAGACCGAGTTTTTCAAGGGAGAGATAGAGGGCGAACGCTTAACCCTCGACCTTTATATTGCACAGCTTGAAAGGGATAAGATCCGCGCCCAGATCCACGAATCCATTATTCGAGGAGAGGCCATAAAGCCTGAATTCTTCAGGGCAGAGGTTGAGGCCGCGAGGCTCCAACTGGACCTTTATATTGCACAGTTGGACCGCGACAAACTACGGGCGGTGATCCATGAAGCGATCGTTCGGGGGGAGTTGGCGAAGCCTGATTTTTATAGGACCCAGGTCGAGGCCAAGCGTTTGAGCCTGGACCTCTACGTTTCCCAACTCGACCGCGATAAGTTGCGGGCTGTGCTTCACGAAGCCATTGTCCGCGGGGAATTAACAAAACCCGAATTCTATAAGACCCAGGTTGATGCCGAACGCCTCAACCTCGACAAGTATATGTCCCAACTTGACAGGGATAAAGTAAGGGCTGTCGTCCACGAAGCCATTGTTCGAGGCGAACTGGCGAAGCCAGACTTCTACCGTGCAGAGCTTGAGGGCGAAAAGCTGAACCTTGACTCCTATGTTGCTCAACTGGACCGTGACAAGGTCCGAGCCGTTGTGCATGAGGCGATCATCAGGGGCGAGCTTGCGAAGCCAGAGTTCTATAAATCAGAGATCGCCGCAAAGGGCCTGGCTCTGGACCTGTACTCCACACAGCTTGATCGAGATAAGGTTCGAGCCTTGGTGTTTGACTCTGTTGTCAAGGGCGAACTGGCGAAGCCTGAAGTATACAAGGCCGAGATATCCGGTTTCGAGGCAGAGGTTGAGGCCCACAAAACGAAACTGGCCAAGTATGAAATCGATGCGAAAGTCTTTGAGGCCAAGGCCAGAGTTGAAGGCCTGAAGCCAGAGTTCTACCAGGCGAACATAGCGGGGATCCGAACAGGCATCGAGGCTGAAGCCAGAATGATCGACATCTATAAGGCCCAGATCCTTGGGATCCAATCGATTGTTGATCTCTATCGGGCGGAGATGCAGGCCGGAGCCATTTTGGCTGACATCGACAAGACGAGGATGCAGACCTTCGAATCCGAGGTTTCTGCCTACCAGGCCCAGATAAACGCGCTGACCGCGAGGTATAATGCCTATCAGGCTGAAATTGGCGGAGAGGTTGCCAAGGCCGAGATGTACAAGGCCCAGGCGGATGCATACGAAGCCGAGGTCAGAGGGTTTAAAGCCAAGGCGGATGTCGAGATCGCTGAAGTTGATATCGAGGTTCGCAAGATTCAGGGAGAGGTCGAGGTCTACAAGGGCGACATCGATAAGTATCGAGCAGAGATCCAGGCGGCGGTTGCGGATGGTGAGATCCAGAGCAAGTCACAGGCCTCCCTGGTGGACCTGTTTGAGGCCGAGGTCCGAGAATATTCAGCGGAGATCGATGCTGTATTGAGGGCATACCTTGGCAAGATCGAAGAGAACAGGACCCAGGCCGAGATCTCCATTAAAGAGGCCGATGTCCATGTAAGAGCAACGATGGCCCAATACGAACTGGAGGCCGAGAACATCAGGGCGGTTGCAAGAATAACGGCACAACTGGCGTCGAGCGCATTAAGTTCGGTGAACGCGAGCGCACACATCGGCTTCAGGGAAAGCCGCGGCGACACCCGAAGCTATTCGAAGGGGTTGAGCTACGGCCACACCCAACGCGACACCTTTAGTTCTGATTTAACCAAGCGAGATCTCACTTCGAGTTGGAGTGAATCTCATGCTTATAGTGATCCGGACAGCAAAACGGCCGGTCAGTAAGGGAGGGGGGGATTAAGATGGGGTTAATTGAAAGAATAAAAGCGGATTCAGAAAAAGATGCCGCGGAGAAAGCGCGGATAAAGAAAACCTTTGCAAAGCAATATGATAAGTTTGGCAAAGGCGTTGTGGCGGGTCTGGATTGGATGCATGACAGAGAGGCGCAGGCCGGCCAAGCCGTGGAAACGGATGTCCAAAAGAAAATCAAGAAAAAAGTCGAATCCAAGCCGGCCACGATAACAGCCGACGGTGAAGGAAAGAGGCTCCGGTCTATTCCAACGCTGCGGGCAGATCCTACGTCGCCAATTACAGGCACACACGAACCTGTTGACTATGAAAAATATCCGAACATAGGAGCGGCGCAAAGCAACCTAAACCTTCGCGCAAAGGGGGTGGGGCCGCTTACCGGTGCTGTGCCGGAAAGCACTCCTCTTCAAGCAAAGGTAAAGGCGACCCAGGGCGGTGAGTCCTACGATTGGATGGGCAAGTCCAAAGTGTGGGCGGGTCCTCATGTGGAAGAGGTCGGCGGAATAGCAAACCCCAACTACAAAGAAGATGCCTTGAGGCCAGGGAGAAGGAAGACCGAAACGGGCTATTTTACCGATGAGCCGCCGCCGCATATGCTGATCACGCCTTATGACTCCCCAGAGGTAAGGCTTGCAAAGCAAGAGGGGCTTAAAGAATGGTACAAAGGCACGTCGGAATTCCACACGGAGCAACCAATTGGTCGTCAGGCATCGCTGAAGGAAAAGGCTGTGGCCAACATAAAGGCCATGGCGGACAGGGATGTTGCGGGCATAACAGCCAGGGCGCATATGTACAGGACCGACTCGCCGATGTATCAGGCCACCGACACCGACACCGCTACTGACAGGGGCTTCGCAAAAAAGGGATTCTCTGCCCACACGGATCCGAACACAAGCAAGCTTATGGTTCTTGATAAAGACACCGGAAAGTGGACGACGGGCGGGCTTGGCGGAGCTTTAGGTGCAGGGCTAAAGGCACAGCTTGATGCGGCCGGCGGCGATGAAAAAAAGTTGAAGGCGATTTACAAAAACAATCCAGGCTCCATGGCCGAGATGGATCGTTATTTACAGGAAAACAATTGGTTTCGATAGGAGCATGACTAATGCCTGATATTGAAGTTCCGGCCTGGAGAAAGGAGCTTGACGAGGAGATTAAAGCCAAGCCTCCAGAAACAGGCGTTCCAGGTTGGCGCAAAGAGCTTGATGCCGAAGAATCCGCTGAAGGTCGAGGCCTCCTGGGCGACATCGTTTCCGGTGTTGCCAGGGGCGTTGCGATCGAGGCTCCGAGCCTTGGCCTGGATGCCTTAAAGGCTACCGAGCGCATTGCCAGGCGAATGGTTGATCTGCCTGAAAAAGGCCCGATCGGCGAGTTCGCCACAGAGGCAAAGGAAGACATTCAGCAATATGCTGAAGAGAGTCCTTTCTTGAGAGCTAAAAGAGAGCCAGGCGTGATTGCCCAGGGTGTTGAGGCCGCGACACAATCGATGGCCGCAGGCTCTCCAGGCGCATTGGCCGGCTTTGGCGTTGGAACCCTGGCAGGCGGACCCTTTGCTCCGATCACCGGACCCATGGGTGCGCTGATTGGCTTCGCCCTCTCCGGAGGCGTCACCTTCGGACTTGCAGAATATCAGTCTGTCATCGACATGGCTGACAAAGAGGATATCCCTCGATCCGAGAGTGAGCCGGCCGCAATCATATCCGGTCTGTACGAAGGTGGGTTTGAGTTCGCCTCCAACGTCATGACCGGTGGGATTATGAAGGTTGCCAAACCTTTGACAACCCCCGCGAAGGAAACCCTCAAGACCGGCATCAGGCAGTTATTCAAAACCTCCCTTAAAGATGTAATGGTCAGGGGTGCCGCTGTCATGGCATCTGAAACCTCTATGGAAATGATGACCGCGGGGTTCCAGGCAGAGCAATACAAAAAGATTGGCCTTGGCGATGCGGACTTCTGGGAAGCCGCGAAAGATGCCATGGGGCCTGCCTTTGTAGCTTCCATTATCTTTGGTGGTGTCTTTGCCGGATCCGCCTCTTTGCATCGCCGTAAGATCCAGAGGAACATCGAGAACGGCGCGGTCAAGCCTGAAACGAGAATGAAGGCGGTTGCTGAAGTCGAGGAGATCCTTAAAGGGATCGATCCTAATGTGGCAGAAGCATGGAGGGTGAACGCAAGTGAAGCTGTCAAAGATGGTAGAGATATTGAAATCGATAAGTCGGATATTATTAACTTTACTGCAAAGCATCGCGTTTTTCGTGGGCTTGCTAAAATAGGAAAGACCCCAGAAACCGCCACGGACGAAGAGTTCGAGGCTGTCAAGGCAGAGGTCGCTGAAGAGATCAGAGTCGAGGAGCAACAGGACACCCTTCGTTATATCACAGCCGCGGTCGCCCGTCAGGATATTGGGGACGAAACAGATCCGGATGAGGCCCAGGCGATAGGGCGGAACAAAGACCTCCCGATGCAAGACATCAACCAGGCCATTTTTGAAGGATCCGCTATTGCCGAAATGATCACCACCAACGATCTCGAAGGCATGACGGAGTTTGCCAAACAGCACGACATAAAGATTCCCTGGAGAGTAAAGAACCCAGAGAATGTTGGTTTCCTGATCGAGGAATATCTCGAAGAGGATTCGCTCGAAGCTACCAGGCTTTCCTCCGAGATCGCCAACCTTGAGGAAACGGTAAAGCGTCCGGACACAGAAGTGGCGGCCGAGAACCTTAAAATCAAAACCGAAGAGCTTAACGGCCTTATGCCGGCAAAAGAGGAAGTGGCTGAAGAGCCTGTTGAAGAAGAGGGTGCGCCAAGGCCAGAAGAGGGTCGTCTTCACCTGGTCAAGCGCGAGGAGGGCAAATATCTTTTAGCCTCTCCGGTATACGACCTTAACGACAAGCTTGAAGGTTGGAAAGATCAAGAAGGATCTGTCTACCCTTATTTTGAGGACGATGTTATAAGCCCTGTGGTTGAAGAAGTGGCTCCAGAGGCCGAAATAGAGGCAGTTCCGCCAGTTGAGGAAAAACCGGCCGAGCCAGAGGCCGCAGAGCCGACGATCGCAAAGGGGCCAATAGAAGAGGTTAAGGCAAAACCGGAAGATATCCAACCGAAAGAGCTTTATAAGCTTGGCAAGACCATTCCCGCGGTGGCAGACAAACCGTTGATCGACGAGATGGTCAAGGCCAAGATCTTCAAAAAGGTTGATGTCGGACTATCTCCAAAAGGCCATGTGTGGTTCCGGAACAAAGAGGGCGTTGGCGGCGAGATCCATTCTGTTACCTTTAAAGATAAGGAAAATGTTGAGCTTGGTGTCGGCTATGGCAAAATGAGCGTGGCCGGCAAGTTCGTCAGGGGAGAGCGCCAGGACGACAAGATCCTGATCAGCAAGCACATTGGCGATCGATGGGCCATTCAGCACGAATCGTGGCACCTGGCCGAGGCCCTGGGCCTGGCAACGAAGACGGACATCTCCGTTATCGACAACAAGGTCAAGAACCTCCTTCGAAAAGGAAAGAACGAGTTCCTTCCGGACATACTCAAGGAGGCCGACGTTGCCAATATGACCCCAGAGGGATTGGCAGAATACCACACAGAGGCCCGCGCCTATTTCATGGAAGAGGCTTTGAAGCTCCGCGAAGGGGCCGCCTGGGAAGGTCCGACCAAGGTCATCATGCAGAAGATCGCTGACTTCGTTGATATGGCCATCAATCGGTTTGTAAAGCCCACAGCAAAGGGTGTGGTCAGATCGTTCGAGAAGGGCGACGTCCTGGCCAGGCGGCCCGAAGGAGTGGCAGGGGTCGAGGAGGCCGAAGCCCAATACGCGCTGTCGAAGAAGGACATTGACAAGGGCCTGACTCCAGAACAAAGCCTCAAGAAGGCGGTTGCTCACATAGACAGCCTGAAGGGACCATATACCAAAGCCGAAGAGGCGTTCAGGAAGGGAAGCCCAGATGTTCCTTTAAGGGATCTTAAAATACAGCGCAACAAGGCCAGGGGTAAGCTGAAGACCGCCATAAGGCAATATTCAAAAAAATCTAAAAAATACGAAGAGATTACCGGCAAAAAGGCTCCCACCTCTCCATACACAAAACTGACCGCCCAATTAGAGGCGGAGGCGCAAACAAAAAAAGAGGAGGGGCGCAAGAGAGCAGCCGAAGCCGAAACCCAATTTGCGATCCAGGCGAAGACTCCGGAGTTTAAGAAATGGTTTGGGAAGTCAAAGGTTGTCGACGAGAAGGGTGAGCCGCTTGTGGTCTACCATGGGACCGGAGCCGCGGAGGATTTCGATGCGTTTGACATGGACGAGGTTGAGCTTGGCGCACACTTTACAGCGGCTCCCCATGTCGCAAGCGCTGTTGCGGGGACAGAGCCAGAATATAAAGAAGGCCCACCGCGAGTAATCCCCGCCATCTTGAATTTAGAAAACCCATTAAGGTTAAAGGACAAGGGCAAATGGGATGACATCCCAGAACAGATGGTAGAGCTTGGGGTTACAACCAAAAAAGAGGTGGATGAGTTTTTTGAGGAGGTCCCAAGGCTCGACGCAGGCGTAAGAGAATTTGTAAGCTACAAGGGCTACGATGGCATCGTTTATCTTAACAGGCGCGAGGTCCTTGCAAAGGGAGAAACAGATGTACCCGCAGTCCGATGGGCCGAAGCGACTGCGGCCGAAGACCTTTCAGATGAAGAGTTTAAGAAAAAATTTCCCATGGCTGAAGACTCTTACATCGCCTTCCGCCCAGAACAGATCAAGTCCCAATTCAACCTCAAGCCCACCGAGGATCCGCGGATCCAACACGCCATAACAAAAGAAGGTCGGGCCTCCATGAAAAAGTCGGCCGAAAAGTATCCATTCCCCACCACGAAAACAACAGCCAAGTTGATCCTCGCGCACGACAAGAAGAAGCCGGAGGCCAAGCGGTGGTACGAGGGGTCCAAGTGGCTGAAGAAGGTTTTCGAGGACGAAGGCCTTGAGGATACCTACAGGGGCCTTGCGATCTTGGCCCATACGAGCCGGAACAAGTCTGTCCTTGCCAATATGCTTGAGCTTGTCAAGGCAAGGACATTGATGAAGCATGGTGGTATCGAGGGCGACATGGGGCTTGTTAAGAAGGAAACCTTTGACCAAGTGTTGAATGCTGACACCATAAGCCAGATGTTCAAGGTCGGGGAGTCGCCCACCGGATTCCGTACCGGAGAGGTTAAGGTTAAGGACTTTGCAGACACCTTCGTTGCCGTGTTTAAAGATAATCCAGAGTTGCGAAAAGACCTGAAATCCGTTGTCGACGTATGGGTAAGCCGATATTTCTTTGAAGGCAGGGAAGATCCAGGGGGCAAACAAATGATGCTGACCCCTGTGCAACACGCCAGGATCCAGGAACATATGAGAGAGGTCGAACAAATTCTAACCAAAGAATCCGGAGAGGAGTGGTTGCCAGACATGGCCCAGGCCGCCCTGTGGTCCTATGTCAGGGATGAATGGGTGCGAACGGGGAAGGTGAAGAGGGTGTTTGAAGGAATCTCTTTTGACCAAACCATAGAACAGCTTGCCAAGCGTAGGTTGGGGATCGACAAGGGTGCGCCCATAGATCCAAGGCACGTCGTTTCTTGGATCAACCAGGTCGTCAAAAACGGAGGCAAGGTTTGGCTGTTAGACCATTTCTCCAAAGAAAAGAGAAAGGTTTTAGACCCAGAGTTTCAGGGGACGGGGCAGAGGGGAGAGGAGTGGGACAACCAAATCAAACAGCTTGGAGAGCAAATAAGGCCAGGGGTCACCTATCATTATGTAAAGGGTGGCAATGTAGAGGATATTTTCAAGGGCATGGTTCACCATCGAACCGTTATCGACACCACTAAAATATACGACATGAACGCCGATCCCGATGGGATCCGTGCAAAACACCTGACCGGACAGCCCATAGGCGGGCCTATGGACCAGGAGAAGGTCAGAGATTCTGAAGAGGAAATGATCGCCGAAGGCTACATCGGAACGAAGAATGAATATCCTGATCGGGGCTACACCGTTGTCGCCATGTTCGAGCCGACGAGAACTTTCCCAATGGCCAGGTTTACGATGGGGATCAGTCCGTCGACAAACACCGAGCAGATGACGATTCTTGATGACATCATTTCGAGCCAAAGGCTAAAAGACATATTTACAAACAAGAAAACAAAGAAGCTGAACAAGGCGGCCTACAGGAAGGCCGACAGGGAGTTGAGGGCCAACAGGCGTCATCTCAAGAAGATTAACAAGCTCATGGAAGCGGGGAAGATGGACAAGGCCTACAGGCTTGTCAATGATCATGTGCGCGAGATCTTTGATCATCCCCTCATCGACGTCCTGGACTTGAGCGAGGCCCAGGGTAGATACTTTGGCACCGTAGAGCCGTCCTTGCACTTCGTTATCGATAGCGGGGACCATGACATCTTGAAGGGGAGGGCCGGCCAATTCCTGAAGATATATCGTCAGAACGAAGGCATTGCATCCAAGTATAGCGGATTTGCTGTTGTTGACAAGAACGGTTCCGTTACCCAGGCGGCAGGGTTTCCGAAGACCGAGGCCGAATCTACGCTTATATACCTCCCAGAGGGACTTACTGAAGACGACCTGGCAAAAATAGACGGGATTCTGGGAGATGCCGGCCTGGCCGGATCAACCTATACTCCATCATTAAGCACCCTAACCATCCATTATCAAAAGGAATATTCTGATGCATGGGAAACAAAGAATCACAAAAAGAAAGTGGATGCGGCTGACGCTCACAGGCAATCGGTGATTAATGCATACGAAGCCTTGACAAAAGAGTTTAAAGATGGCACACTTTCTACCGATTCGATATGGTTCAAACACGATCGTTTGCTTAACGATTGGAAAGAAGATCCGATAGGAGAAAGCTATGACAAACTCATTGAAGAAGGCAGAATCAGAACGACCAACCTCGGTATCCCAGATCGCCCCGCGGCCGTCGAAGGAGCGCCGAGAGGCGGCAAGAAAACACTTCGAGGAGAACCCCTCTACCCTCGTTATCAGGCCGATAGGGCCAAGCAGAAAAGCAAGCCCCGCGACAAAACCGACCTCGAAGTAGAGCGCGAGAAGGCCTGGGCTAAAACCGGCCAAACCCCCGAACAATACGCAATTCAAAAACACGCCGACGTATGGCACTCCAAGATGGAGAACTTCCTTTCCGACTCACTTCCAGGGAAGGGTCCCCCCAAACAGCTTAAAACTATTATCCAGGGTTGGGCCAAGAATGGCCAGTTCAAGCAAGAGGAACTGGCATGGTCCGGACTGAACGAGTGGCTTGATCATCAGGCCGCCGCCGAACCAACGAGATGGACCGATCGAAAGAGCGGGTTTCAGATTGTTCAGTCCGAGGAGGCCGCCGGCGGAGCATACCGTGTAGCGCCCATAGATGTTAATCCCGCCTACATTATGTTCGAAGGTGACGGCCCGTATTGGACCCTGGAAGATGCTAAAGACGCTGTCAACCAACAGATCAGGTCTGTAAAGGGCATCAAGTTTGACCCGCTTGCTATTATAAAGGGGGAACATGATTATGCCAAGCTCGTTCCAGACAAAAAGAAGCCTATCACCAAGAAAGAACTCCTCGACTACCTGAAGGCCAACAATTTCAGGATTGAAGAGGTCATGTTGGGCGAGGAAGGTGCAAGCGACGAGGTTCCCGAAGGCATGACACACGAAGAGGACTTATATTTTAACACCAAGTCCGTAGAGGCACCTGATGATTGGATCGAAGAAGAAGAAAAATATCATATAGAAAGGTTTCGTGAAGACATCGAAGATGAAGGGGACGACCATTTTCTTGTAAATAGGGAAGGGAAGGTTGACGAGGCAGGCCTGGAAGAGGCGGCGCGAGAATATGCGATGGAGTCTTGGTATGAGATGGGAATGTCTAATGAGGTGTACGAAACCGAAACGGGATGGAGCGTTAGGTATAGCAATGATGGGGACAATTTCGACATCTACGACAACGACTCTTTTGTCACCACAGTAGAGGGTCGTGCCGGAGAGAACGCGCAGGGCATACTTTACGAGGCACTTCAGGACGAGGGCCTGATTATCGACCAGGACCAACTCGATGAGATGGGAGAGGGTAGCACCGAGCATAGTAAATACGTTACCGGCACAGGGGAGAACTACAAAGAGTTGCTGATCACGATGCCGGTTGCCAAACGAAAGGAGCAATACGAAGCGGGGTTGATCACGCACGACGAATACCAGGGAGGCCAGTACACCGGTGGTCATTACGGAAAGTACCCTGGCACCATCCTCCACGTCCGGTTTGACGAGCGCATAGGCTTGGACGGAGAAAAGATTATCAACATTGCAGAGATCCAAAGCGATCTGCACCAAGCGGCACGGAAGGACAGGAACAAGGCTGTTCGGGGCGTAATGAAAAAGAAGATGAAGGCACCGTTGAGGCTTTCACAAAAAGAAGCCCTGGCCCAGGCACAAAGAGATGTTCCGGAAGACTATGGGTATGGTGAAAGGTGGCGGGTCCGCCAGTTTGGGAAAGAGGTTAAGGAGCTTACCCAGGAAGAGGCCGCAACCAAAAACATTACCCTCTCTACACTAAAAGAGATCGCGGAGAACTTCACCGGAAACACTTACGGCAAAGATGCGCCGGTTTGGGTTGTCCTTGATGAAAGCGGTGAGTCTGTTTTCTGGACAATGGTTGACAAGGAACGCGCCCAGAAAGAGGCCGATATGTGGGAGGCGGTTGATATAAGGGGAGAGCCTGTTAATTATCCATACTCCGAACCGTTAAAATTCAAAACAAAAAAGGCCGTAGAGGATGCCATCGCCAACATGAAGAAGGAAGGCGCGAGGACCTTTTACGATATGCCATTCAAGCAGACACAGACCTGGCAACTACTGGCCATGAAGAGGATGGTCCGGTACGCCGCCGAGAATGACTTTGACATGATTACCTGGGATCCTGGTGTTGTCCACGTCAAGAGATATGAGGAAGCGGTGAGGAAACAGGTCGACACAATAGAGTGGGCGAAGCAAAAGGCTCCTGAAAAGAGCAAGGAAGAGTTTTTGACGGTGATGGCCAGGGTTCTTGACGAGAGAAACGCTGTCGTTCAGCAGATGGAAAACTTTGAGTTTCCGGAGGACAAGGAGCCTGGAAGGCAAGCGCAGATAAACGAGCGGTTGGCCACAATTGAAACACAGCAAACTGCAATAGAGGATGCCATGGACAACATCTTCGGTACGCCGATTATGCCTCCATACAAAGTTGCAGAGTTGTCCGAAGCCCAGGCCGACCTCTGGGGTGAGTTCTCAAGTGAGGTGAAAAGTACCGTGAAGGCTAATGTTCGTAGATATTCGGACCTGGAAAATGAGGCAACAGCACTTATGGCCGAGTTTGCCGGAAACGAAGAGTATCTGGCAGAAAGCGGGGGTGCAAGCCTTACACAAAAAATGAAGGCCCCAGGATTCAAGGAGCTTGTCGAAAAGCACAACGAGTTAGAGGAAACCTTGGGCTTTTTAAGAAAGGACCTCAAGGGATATGACAACGACGTCCAGATCGTAGGCCTCAAGGATGGTGGTAAGCGGTTTGACAAACGAATCCCTCTCGAAGGGGAAACCACGATCGAGAACAGGCCGGTTACCCTGGATTGGCTCGTTGGCAAAGATATGGCGCAAAAGATCCGAGAGAGCAAAAAGTTCAAGGGCGAATTCACCGGCGACGAGTTAACCATCGGCGGCGAAGGCATGAAGGGCTTCTATGACCGGATGTTGCCGAAGGCTGTGAATAAGTTTTTCAACAAAAAACATTGGGGCATGGCGAAGGTTAAAACGGTCGATGTGGGAAGCGGGGAGGTTTACCGTGTTGAGAAAAGCCACGGAACTTCTGGGGTGTGGTTTCGCCTTGTTAGCCCAGGAGGGAACACGATCGAAACCTTTTGGGAAGAGAACATTGCCAAGAAAGAGGCCGACCTCTTAAACAAAAACAAAGGGTTGGAAGCACTCAAGCGCCAGGGCCTACCCGTTACCGAGCAGATGAAAGAGAAGGCCCTGTACGAAGGGATGCCGCAGTTCGCCATCAAGAAAGGCGCGAAGCAGAAGGACACCATCGGGGCCAAGATCACCGACGACATTGCCTTTACGCCCAAAGTGATGGATTTCGGCAAAGAGGAAATGAAAGACTTCGCGGCCAAGATGTACCATCTGTTCGTGATGAAAGAGTACCCGATCGTGAGGTTGGCCAAGCTGACCGGCAACAAAGTCCTCATCGAGCAGATCAACAAACAGATCCGACGCCGGCGCGGGGAGTCCGGAATGTCTGAAGTCATCCTTACATCCGACAACGTCCGCGAGGCCCTGAAGGAACTCGAAAAAGACGGCATCACAGAATACCGCCACATTACTGAATCCCTTGGGAGCATCCTGGAGGGCATCAAGGGCGAGGCCATGTACAGGGACTACGAACGGATGCGCGTATATGAGCGCGACCTGGCCCTGGCGGAGCATCGTCCGGACATCAAGCACGTTAATGCCAGAAAGGCCGCAAAGGTCTTGGGCTTCCTGAAGGAAAAATACGGATCCACGCCAGACGGCAGGGTCCTTGGCTTGTCAGAGATCTCCGATCGACATCGAGAGTTCGAGCGCCAGGCGATCCTTATGCCGCTGAAAGAGTCCGGTTGGATGTCACAGGAACAGTACGACAACATCGTCAACCGTCCGGAGGCCGAATATTACGCTTCCTTCCTCCGCGAGATGGAAGAGGACGAGAGCGAGATGGTTGGAGGGGGCAAGGAGGTCATCAAAAAGATCTACGGGTCCGAGAAGAAAAAGCTTCCGAGTGTCGAAGGAACGATCTCTAACCTGGCAAGAACCGTCAAAATTGTCGAAGAACAGCGCTTAAACAAGCAAATCTTGCAAATAAGGGAACACGGCGAGGCCTTCGAAGAGATGATCACGCCGATCCCTCCGAGCTTCAAGGCAACCCCTGGATCGTGGGCTGTTTATGAGGAAGGGGAAACGAAACGAGCGAAGCGTGTCTTTAAAACAGAAGGTGAGGCCAATATGTATTCAGCCGGCCTGCCAGGATCCCAGGTGATAAAACGACCTGGGGCATCCGTTCCAGTACAGTATAGGCCCCAGGGATCGATGGTTGTGGCCGAGGACGGGAAAAAGACATACTACGAGGTGCCTAAAGATATTCAGAAGGCTGTGGACACTCACACGGCGGCAGAGATCCATACGGTAATGAGGGTCTTGGGTGCGCCGGCCAGGCTCTTGAGAGCAGGCGCGACGCTGTCGGCAGAGTTTATTATGAGAAACCCTGTCAGGGATCAGTTCTCCGCCCTGGTTTACAGCAAGTACGGATACAACATGACAACCGATTTCGGCCGCGGAGTCTTCACCTTAATGGCAGGCTCCAAGCATGGTGGTAAGGTTCTGCGCGGTCTGGGGATTTCCGATAAAGTTGTTTCTCGCGGTGCGGCGCTATACGAAGAGTTTAAAGCCTCCGGTGGTGAAATGAGCTATTTCGTTTCTCTGGATCGCCAGAAAGTTCATATGAAAGTTGATCAAATCACCGGCTACAGCAAGGGCTTTAAGTGGTCTTATGCGAATCCGGTTGAGCTTCTGCGGACTCTTTCTGAAGTGATGGAAAAGGGAACTCGCCTGGGTCTTTACACAAAGGCCAAGAGCAAGGGTGCCACGCCTGGCGAAGCCATGACGGAAGCCAGGGGGGCGACTCTCGACTTTGGCCGAATCGGCCAGATCAGAGCAATCAACCAGATAGTTGCATTTTGGAATGCCAATGTCCAGGGAACCGTCAAGCTCCGCCAGGAGCTTTTGACCAGGCCGAAGAAATCGCCGAAGTCCTGGAAGTATGCACAGACAGCGTTAACAAGGGCCGCTCTTGGGATCACCGTGCCGAGCCTCATCTTGTGGGCAATCAACCACGACGATGAGCGCTATAAGAAGCTTCCCGAATGGCAAAAGAACTTCTTCTGGATCTTTCCGATCGGCACAGATGGCCCGATCTTGAGGCTCCCGAAACCGTTCGAACTTGGGCTGATCTTCGGATCTCTTCCTGAAAGGATCCTGGATTATGCTGTAAGTAAAGACATCGACGAAGTGAAAAGCATAGCGACCGCCATGAAAGATGGCGCGATGCCTGGTATGATTCCGACGGTGGCCCTTCCTGTTCTTGAGCATATGACCAACTATTCATTCTTTAGACAGCGTCGCCTGGAGTCACAGGCAATTCAACGCCTGCCGGTGGCGATGCGATACACACCCTATACCTCCGAGGCCGCAAAGACTATTGGTGGAATTGTTAACTTATCGCCGATCAAGCTTGAAAACTGGATCCGAGATTGGTCCGGATCTCTGGGCTACACGACCGTAGCGGCCCTGGATCCGCTGTTAGAGTCCAAGAAGATCCCAGAAGTCGGGAAGAATTGGTACGAAGTGACTCCTGGAATCCGAGGCTTTATCGCCAGGGACCCGCGGGGATCCTCATCCAAGACCACGAACAAGTTCTACGATTATCTCGAAAAGACCGCGCAGACCCAGGCCGGCCACAAGGTTCTCTTGAAAGCAGACCAGGCCGAGGCCGCAAAGTATTTCGCAAAGAACCGCATTCACATCACGTCCGCCAAGAGGGCCAGGGCGGATGCGACGCGGATCGCCAAGCTTCGGAAGCATCAATACAACATAATGGCCCATCCAACGATGTCGTCCGAGCGCAAGCGCGAAGAGGTCGACAAAGTCAACCGACAAATATCTGTCATCGCCGAGAGGTTTAACGAGTGGTACAAAGGGAGGAAGTGATTATGAAGAAATTGGGATTTGCAATCATAGGAGTTTTTTTAATAGCAGGGGTCGCAATCGCGGACCCCTTTCTTGTGGCCGACACTCCGACTTTCACACCGGTAGTCTGCGAAGTTTCAGTAAATGGGACAGTTCAACAAGGGACTTGTGCTGTTAACGGCGCAGAGATTTACTTTCTGGATCTGGTTGGCTTTACCACAGGAAAATATACCTTTAAGGTTAGATGGCATGATGGATCGGGGTGGTGGAGCGAGTGGTCGATCCCTTTCGATGCCACAAAACCCGAAAAGCCTTCAAATGTAAGAAATAAGTGAGGTGGTGGAAATGATTAAAAAGTTTGTCTTTGTGACCATCCTCTTGGCCTCAATGGCTTTTGTGACACACCTCTCCTACGTTCGTGGTTGTGAAGATGGCTACATGGAGAGAAGGGCATTTGAGATCGAGGTGATACAGCCGATGCAGGCCAAGTGGATCAATAAAATAATCATCGAGGCCAAGAGGCCCATTGTCATCATCAGGGCCAAACCGAAGTCGTTAAAAACATAAGGAGATAGATATGTCATTTCTTGAAGAAGCCGAAAGGCTGAATCTTCCAGAAGAAGAAATAGCGAGGATCTTGAAAGAGGAGGGCAAGCAAGGCACTTACAAATACCCTGGACTACCAAGGGACGGATACAACTGGCATTTACAGCAAAAATGCTACCTTGCGACAGGAAAAAGACCCATATCGGTAAGCAGGGATTTCTATACTACCCTCTTGACCTTTGAACCTCCATTAACGCAAAGCGAACAAAAGAGCCTTGATGAAGTGTTTGTTGATCTGGAAAAGGCTTGCGAACCTCCTGACCCTCTGGGAGATGTTGCTATTATTGTAGACTTGTCGGAGAGGATCAATGAAGTGGTGAGCGATATGGGCTTTCCAAAAGCGACCATGTGGTTCACCAAAAGCTCAAACGAGCTAAAAAAGAGAGATCAGGTAGAGATTCATTTCCCAAGAGCATTGAGCCTTGAGGAAAGGGAAAAAGTGATAACCACTTATAAGAATCTGTTGGGGTGGAAATGAATTTAACTTTTATACAAGAAATCTTTGGCCTTGGTGCGATGGAGGGGCCTCTTGGCCCAAGCCAAGCGGCTGTTGGAAGGTATTGGAGAAGTTACTTTCTGTCGCAAGTAGGTGATCCCTGCCCATCAACACACGTTCCTTGGGTTGTTGCCAAAAACCTCAATGGATCCGATCCAGAAACCGTTAACGGCGTTAGTGGTTCTGTTGAAATTCCGGCCAACACTACAGAGTGGACATACTTTGAGGGGACACCCGTCACTTACCAGGGCCAACCAGGAATGCAGTACTATGCCGATACAGCATCGGCCCCAAATTCTTCTATAGCACTTTCTGGCCTGAAAACTCTTTGGAAAATGCACCCAGGTCAAGACTATGCATATATGCACTCCCCACTTTTTTATACAGGATCAGGGAGCGTGGCGGGAACGGTCAAGGCCGGTATGCCAAACCCCATGTATTTTACTTATAACGCAGATGAATGGTCAGTAGAACCAACCAGTATTGGTTTAGATGGGGTATATACGGTTGAAAATGATATGTATGCCGCCACCTTTTATCTCCAAGTGGACGATGGGAACTTCGAGAATTGGGCTGACATTGCATCCCAAGGTGCCCACACCTCTTTAGTGCCGGAACACTTTACGGCCCAAGACACTTCTTACACCTTTATTGATGGAAGGCACTATAGGGTTGCGGCGGCTAATGAAAACTCCATGGGTACTTGCAATATATGGCACAGCCAAATCCGCCTTGGCTTTCCTTATGTTCGTTGTCCGGAAACTCTCCAATTCGCCTCCGAGGTTCTTCCTCTCTATGGAGGAACCGGAACCAATGAGGCTTTTGGGCAAAGTTTTGAGTGGACATTGCCAACAGAAACACCCGACACCTTGGCCTGTCAACTTCAATACACATACGGCTGTGGCGAAGCATTTACGGGAACACCCACGGACAGCCTGGTGTTAAAAATAAGAAGTGGGGGCTATGACGGTGCGATCCTTGCTACGTCAAGGCTGTGGGATAAAGACAGTTGGACACCAAGGCAAGTCGACCCTTGCAATTACGATAGCAACCGTTCATACCATGAATTTGACAACCCCCCATCTCTCGTCAATGGAGTAACGTACTACCTTACCATTGAAAGAACCGGAGAAAGGGATACGGACAACTATTGGAATATTGGTTTTGATGATGACACCAACTATGACGGTGTTGCAAAGATTAAAGGAAGTGGATCGTGGGTTACTCAAGGGCCTGGCCAATTCATTGTTTTCTTTTATACTGTCAAGTTCGACAAGTTTCCCTTACATTTTAATTTGGGGTTCGACCTGACAACAACCGGACTGCAAATTCTGAAGCACTTTGATCCCGATGAATGGAATGCTGATAGCGGAACGATTACATTTCACCATGAGCAGTATGGGTCGAGTTCTTCCAGTAGCGCGAAGGTTCAGAAAGACGTTGACGGAACACCGACAGACATAACCGACAGCATAGCAACCGGCGCGAACCTGGCAAGAAGTTCGGCCATGTCCGGTATGCCAACATCGCCTGATGAAATAGCGACTTATGTGGTGACAACAGAATGACTATCTACGGTAGCAGACTTATAATTCTGTTTGAGCATGGCGTTGAAACGCCGCCTGTTACGGTAACGACAGACCTCGATGCCCTTCTAAAGGGGACTGAAACCAAGACCGCGGAATTAGACGCCTACCTTAAAGAAACAGGTCTTGAAAAAACAACAGAGCTTGATGCGGTCCTGGTCCGGACTGTAGAAAAAACAGCCGCGCTCGACGCTTACCTGAAGCAAACAGCACCACTTACCGCCGACCTGGACGCGGTTCTCCATCAGATAGGAGAACTGAACGCCGCCCTCGACGCGGTCTTGGTAAGAACCGTTACCAAGGAAACAGATCTCGACGCCTATCTCAAGAAGGTTGAAACCAGGGCTGCTGCGCTCGACGCGATCCTCTATCAGATCATCCCTGTCACGACAGATCTCGATGCGTATCTAAAGAAAACATACCCGAAAACAACCGACCTGGATGCGGTTCTCCATCAAATTGTTGAAAAGCAAGCGGCCCTGGATGCTTACCTGAAGCAGGCTGTTGAAAAGACTGCGGAGCTTGATGCTTACCTGAAGCAGACCTTTGAGAAATCCACCGCCATGGATGCTTTTATAAAAGAGGTTCTTGATGAGGTGGTCGACCTGGATGCCGTGCTTCACAAGATTGGTAGGCCGACTGCCCTTTTCGACGCGCTCTTGGAAGGCACCATAACGAAGACTACGGACCTTGATGCGATTCTTCAGTCCGCCGTCGTAGAGGCTGACCTCGATGCATATATAAAGAAGGGCTATGCCAGGGAAACCGATCTCGATGCGTACCTTGAAAAGGCGATCGAGAAGACCACCGGCCTTGACGCCTTGATCCTGGGGACCCTCCTTCGGACCACGGCGCTCGATGCATACATCAAACTGGCTGTTACAAAGGACACGGATCTCGATGCATATCTTCTGGAGGTTAAAGAACTTTCAGCGGACCTCGATGCTTACCTAAAGGTTGCGGTCACTCACACCGCTGACCTGGATGCCTATCTTGAACAGGCCAAAGAAGCCTCCACAGAACTCGACGCCTTGCTTTTGGAGGTGGGAATAGAACTAACGGCAGATCTGGATGCATACCTCAAGAAGGTCGAAACCAAGACCGTTGACCTGGATGCGCTCCTGAAGAAAGGGTACACAAAGACTTTAGATCTTGACGCGATCCTGGTCTACATTTGGCAAACGACTTTAGACCTCGATGCTGTCCTCGAACCGCCAGGAACCGCCAGAGCCTATGGTGAGGAAAACCCAAACCAGGGCGAGTACATGATCGGATGGGACACCTGGTTAATGTCCGGTGGTGGTCCGGTGACGGTCCTTGGCGACGGGGAGTGGGGCAAGCTACAGCTTTACACCGGCGACCTTGCCCAGGGTCCTGTGTTTCAGATGCCCTCCGGAACAAAGCCGATCGGGATAATTGAGGATCGATACGGATCCGGACAGGGCAACTTCAAGGTTTGGATCCGAGGCGACACCACGAACTTTTCCCAACTCGCCGGTTCTCCCGCCTGGGAAGAGTGGACCTCTGTTGTTGAAAAGACCTGGACCTATGGCCAGGTTAGGTTGGAGGGACTATAAATGGCTACCCCAACTTTTATAAGCGCGGGAGCGATAGATCAAGACACAACGGGAGCGGTATCTGTTACTCCCACTCCGCCCACTCACCAAATCAACGACATCCTACTTGTCATTGCCTTTAGTGATACCGGCAATGACATGGTCACGGCCACCGGCGGATGGGCTGAAATAGCCGAGGTTGATGGTACAGTCAACTTTAACGCCTGGTGGAAACGCGCACCAGGGTCCGGAACCCCAGGGCCTACGATCACTTGTTCCGATGACGATGTCTGGACAATCTGCTATGTGATCAGAGGCGCTTCTCAACTTTCCACACCCTACGAAGATGCCACCGGCGCCGGCGGATCTTCTTCCGAAACCACTCCAGATTCAGCCACGATCACCACCGGTGGATCCGACCGCCTTGTTGTCTGTGTTTACGGCATCAATGATGATACCGGATGGGACACTCCGCCACCTCCAGGCCTCTGGGCCTCCAACCATGACGAAGGCACAAAGGCCGGAACCGATGTCCGTCTGGGCCTTATGTCCGTAGAGCGGGGGTCAGCCGGAGATGAAAACGCCATCACGATTGGCACACATGACGGGGCTGAATATTGGGCCTCTATCACCATGGCCTTCTTCGCAGACGCCGCCGTTACAGAAACCGAAACCACCGACCTCGATGCGTATCTTAAATCAAAAGAAACGGAAGAGGCTGACCTCGATGCCTACCTCAAGGAAGTCCTCACAAAGGAAGCGGAACTCGATGCCCTTCTAAAGGGAACCGAAACCAGGACCGCGGCGCTTGATGCTTATGTAAAGGAAGCTAAAACCCTTGCCTCCGATCTCGATGCAATTATAAAGAAAGTGGGAACACCGGACGTTGACCTTGATGCGGTCCTACGGCTTCTTGGAGAAAAAACCACAGAGCTTGACGCGTACCTAAAACAGGCCCAGGCAGAATCCGTTTTTCTTGATGCATACCTAAAGGCTACCGGCACAAAGGATGTTGCCCTGGACGCTTTGCTCGAAGGTGCGGGGTCCGAAACGGTTAGCTTGGATGCTTTGCTCTTACAGGCACAGCAAAAGACAGCAGATCTCGATGCGATCCTGGTCAAGCTCAACGAGATGGATGACCTGATTGTTGATTGGGCCGTGGACGAAACATTTGTTGAGGCCGAACTGGACGCGTTGCTGAAAAAGGCCGGCGAAAAAACAGCCGCCCTGGACGCGCTCCTGGAGCAGGCCCTCACAGAAACCACAAACCTGGATGCATATCTCAAGAAACAATCTCTCCGGACGGTAGCCCTCGACGGCCACTTGTACTATCACAGAACCGATGTTACGGATCTTGACGCGTACCTCTTACAGAAAGTCCAGAAAAGCCTGGCCCTGGACGCTTATCTGAAGAAGGCGATCGAGAAATATGTAGACCTCGATGCCTTGCTCAAAAAAACGATCTCTCCGGACACGGACCTGGACGCGCTCCTGAAGCAGACCATTCCTGTCACGGTGTCAATTGATGCCTTGATAAAAGAAATCCTGACAAGCACCGTTGGGATGGACTCCCTGCTAAAGGGCCTGGGGCTTACTAAAGAGGTGTTCCTCGATGCTCTCCTGACACAGCTTGGCAACCTGGTCGATGTGGACATGGATGCCTTGCTCATGGCGATCGGCACGAAAGAGGCGGATCTCGACGCATATCTAAAGCAGGCTATCACAGAATCTTTGGATCTCGATGCCTTGCTAAAAATTGTTGGGGACAAAACCGTTTCTTTGGACTCCCTACTGAAGGCCGTTAATGTCCCTGTCACTACGGACCTGGATGCTCTTTTGAAGGAGCTTGGCCTAACGGTTAGCGTCGACCTGGATGCTTACCTAAAAGAAACGCTCACAAAAACCGTTGACCTGGATGCACTCCTGGAGCTTGCCGGCATAGAGCTTACAACTGACCTCGACGCCATTCTTCACCTTATAGGCGCTCCAGAGGCCGAGCTTGACGCTGTCTTGCACCTTATCGGGACCAAAGAGGTTTCCCTCGACGCATTCCTTGAGGAAGCCGGCATCGAAGTAACCACCGACCTTGACGCGATGCTGAAGCAGGCCGTCGGCAAGACGGTGAGCATGGATGCCTTGCTCGAAAAAATTGGGCTGACTGTCGAGCTTGACCTGGATGCTTATCTTGAAAAACAATATACAAAAACTGTTGACCTGGACGCTTTGCTGAAAGGCCTGGGCCTTGAGCTTACAACGACCCTGGATGCCCTCCTGAAGGGGTTGGGCTTCGAGGCTTCGGTTGAACTCGACGCTGTTCTTAATCTGATCGGATCCCTTAATGTGGACCTCGATGCAATTCTCGTCGGTGCTGGCATAGAGGTAACCGCCGACATGGATGCCGTTCTCCGCCAGGTTGTGGGGAAAACGGTTTCCCTGGACGCGCTCCTGAAAGGACTGAACATTCAGCGGACGGTTTCCCTGGACGCGCTCCTTCTCCAGTTGGGTGTTACAACAACAGCCGAGATGGATGCCTACCTGGAGGGTACCTACGCAAAAGAAGCCTTCCTCGACGCTCTACTCGAAGAGCTTGGTCTGGAGCGCACGGTTGACCTGGACGCATACATCAAAGCTGTCTATACGCAACCGGCCGACCTGGATGCTCTTCTGAAGATCCTTGGCGTCGAGAAAACAGTTGACCTGGACGCACTACTCAAAGTTAAGCTTACCGAAACCCTCTCCCTGGATGCTTTTTTAGAAGCCGTAGGCCTGGAGGAGTCCGTTTTTCTTGATGCCTTGCTGAAAGAGTTCGGAGTCACGCGGGCCGCCGAACTGGATGCTTATCTCGAAAAGACCTTTCCGAAAGCTACCGACCTTGATGCCTTGCTGATAGAGCTTGGCCTGGAGCGCACCGTTGCGCTCGATGCCTGGATTAAAAAGGTATACCCGAAATCTCTGGAACTCGACGCAGTCCTTAATTTAATAGGGACCCCGACCGTTAACCTCGACGCGCTCCTTGAGTCCATGGATCTTGTCGAAACAGCGTCCCTGGATGCATTGCTAAAAGCCCTGGGCCTCACAGAAACCGTGTCCCTCGATGCCCTGGTTGTAGAGGTCGGACTTTTGCGAACGGCGGAGATCGATGCCTATCTGCAAAAAACATACACAGAAACCACAGAGCTTGACGCCCTGCTTGAGCAGACCGGTATCCAAAAGACCGTAGCGCTTGACGCAATGGTCGGGGGGGTCATTCTTAAAACAGCAGAACTGGATGCTCTCCTGAAAGGGTTTGGGATAGAGGCCGAGGCCTACCTTGATGCTGTCATCCATAAAATTGGAACGCCGACCCTGGATCTCGATGCCCTGCTGAAGCAGGCTTTCACAAAGAATGTGGATCTCGACGCCTGGCTGAAGAGCGTTCGAGAAAAAACCATAAGCATGGACGCGCTCTTAAAGGGATTCGGCATTGCCAGAGAGGCCTTTCTCGATGCGCTCCTAACTGAAACCGGACTTATAAAGACCCTGGACCTCGATGCTATTTTGCACCTGATCGGAGAAAAAGAGGTTGAACTGGATGCCGTCCTGAAAAAAGCATTCCTGAAAACAGTAGACATGGATGCTATCCTGGCCCTGGATGGGGTTGTGACAGCATCGTTGGACTCTCTCCTGAAAGGTCTTGGGCTAACCAGGACCACCACTCTCGATGCGCTCATAGAAGAGGCCGGCCTAACCGTTGACCTGGATCTGGATGCCTGGCTTAAAGTTGCAAGGACCGACACGGTTGACCTGGACTCTCTCCTTAAAGTCTTTGGGCTTTCTGAAACAGCCGATCTCGATGCTGTCCTCCATGCGATCTTTACGCCTTCGGCAGAACTGGATGCCATCATTCATTTGATTGGGGACCTTTCCGTTGACCTGGACGCATATCTGAAAATTGCAAAAACAGGGACCGTCGACCTGGACGCGTACATAAAGGAAGAGATCTCCCTGACGGTGTCCATGGACGCGCTGATCAAGGAGTTGGGGAAGACCCTTAACGTAGACCTCGATGCTTACCTCCTCCAGGTTGGCACAAAGACAGTCGATCTCGATGCGCTCTTGAAGCTCTTCGATATCCAAAAAACGGTGGCCCTGGATGCCTATCTTTACGAAACGATTCTAAAGACAGCCGACCTCGATGCTCTAATACAAGATCTTGGGGTCGAGCTTAACATAGAGCTTGACGCTGTTATCCGGAAAATCGGGCTTCCATCTTTGGACCTGGATGCCCTGATAAAAATTTCTCTCACGGAAACGGTCGATCTCGATGCGATGCTGAAGCAGGCCGTTGAAAAGGAGGCCGACCTTGACGCTTTGCTGAAAGAATTTGGGGTCACGAAAGAGGCCTACCTGGACGCATTGTTACTTGAGCTTGGGATTGAGCGAACGGTTGACCTGGATGCGATCCTTCATGTGATAGGCGAAAAAACAGTAGCCCTGGATGCCCTGGTCAAGGGCCTGGGGATTACCAAGACGGCGGCCCTGGATGCACTCCTTTTTGTCGGTGGCATTGAAACAGTTAGCCTCGACAGTCTGTTAAAAGAGGTCGGAAAAACGACCGGAGTGGACCTTGATGCATACCTCAAGATCATTAAAGACAACGACGTTGACCTTGACGCGATCATCCATGCGATATATACTAAAGAAGTTGCTTTGGATGCCCTGATAGGGGGTGTCATTTTAACCACAGCCGACCTGGACTCTCTTTTGATCCAGACCGGCATTGAAGCCGAGGTTGACCTGGATGCGCTCCTTGAGCAAGTTGGGATCGAGCGCGAAGTCTACCTCGATGCACTTCTACAAAAACTTAACATACCCACCACCTTGGATCTCGACGCGCTGTTGAGCCAGGCGTTTTCGAATACTCTTGATTTAGACGCTTTCTTGACTTCAGCCGGCATCGAACGATCCGTTTTTATCGACGCCCTGATCAAAAAACAATATCCGGAAACCACGGACCTCGACGCGATCTTACACGCGATCAAGACTGTGGGCGTAGACCTCGACGCTCTGATAGGCGGAGTTATCGAGAAGGGTGTGGGCCTGGACGGGTTGCTTGTTCAGACCGACATAGGGGTCACGCTTTCGCTCGATGCCCTCTTGTCGAAGTTGGGGGTCGAGTCTATTGTTTCTCTCGACGCCCTGGTCAAGGGGACGGGCATAGAAAAGGCCCTGGTCCTGGACGCGATCCTTGAAGCAGGGGGTGTGGTCACCGTATCTATTGATGCACTTCTCGAAAAACTTGGGATCCTAAAACAGGTGTCCTTGGATGCCTTGATGAAAAAAGCCGGAGCGGCCACGACAGAGTTGGACGCGCTCCTATTGTTAACTACTCTGAAGAGCTTGAGCCTGGACGCAATGTTGATGGCCGTCCAGGAGGCTTCTGTTGATCTTGACGCGTATATTATGAGGCGCGGAACGCCAACGGTTTTTATCGATGGCTATCTCATGGCTCTTCAGGACATCACGGCAGAATTAGATGCCATTTTAAGGAGGGGTGGCATAATAACGACAGACCTGGATGGTCTGCTAAAGGCAACCGATTTAACGAAAATCGTAAGTCTTGATGCCTATTCGCTTGTAGGACAAATTAGACAGGTTGAACTGGACGCGGTGCTTATATATCGCTTAACCAGGCAATGCGACATGGACGGGCTGTTGACGGGTCGAATTGAAACAACGACCCTGCTCGACGCCATCCTTTATGGCGCGATCATCGGCGGCATAAGGTATACCTTTAGGTCCTTTCTGGAGCGCCCTGAATTTCATTCGGGATTAACATCTCCAGAATATCGATCAGTATTAAGGCGACCGGAATTTCACTCTAATTAGCAAGCATGGGCAAGCAAGGGCTTTTGACCTGAAAAGGAGGTCAAAATGACCGCAACAGTACAAATACATGAGTATACCGCGACGGATACCGGTACGGACAAGACGTCGGATACAATTCGTTTCAAGAGCGCTGTGGACACAAACGTAGACACAGCCGATCGTTTGACAATCCCTGGTGCGGCTTCGGATTACAGCTACACCAAGCAGATCCGCCTGTACGCTTCCGTGGCCGCTTCCGTTTCTCTCCAGGACGTGACGGCCTACACGGATGAGTCCAATGACTTTGGATCCGAGGTGGACATTTTTTATGACACGGACACGGAGTGGAAGGCCGAAGTTGACTCCGACATCAGCGGCACCGACTTCTTCACCAAGGGGAGCGGCGATCCCGTTCTTCTGGAGGGGTCAGACTTGACGGACACCACCGGCTACTTCGGGGACGTACTTCGCTTGCAGATGCACGTCGGGAGTGGCGCGAGTCCTGGGGCTTTGAGTCCGGAAACCATGACTATGACCTATGACGAAACATAAGCCGTTTCGTTAAACCCTTTTGGCTTGGCCCCAGGCGGGCTGTAGTCAGGTGCAGAAAGGAAAACTTATTATGAAGAAAAAGATATTAATCGGAGCGCCCCATTATCAGGGGATTCCCGCAAAATACGTCGTTAACACGACTCGGATGACGTTGGACCTGTCGGCGAAGGGATGGGAGAGCAACATCTATTATGCCGAAGGCACTCTAATATCGAGCCAGAGAAACAAAATTGCACAGACGGCCGTTGATGAGGACTATGACTACCTTTTCTTTATTGATTCTGACATGGACCATCCGGCAGACGAGATCTACAAACTGCTCGACATTGCCGAGGATCCGTATGCGGGCGTTGAGATAATCGGTGGCCTGTACTATGGCCGCCGAGCGCCGCACAAGCCGATGGTGTTTTCAGATTATACCGGTGAGCATTTCGTTGGGATCAAACAACGGGAAATCGACGAGTATAACGGAGTTCACTTTAGCTGTGCCGGCATAGGCACCGGCTTCCTATTGATCTCCGTGGATGTTTTAAAAACAATGATGAAGCCGAAATTTCTGAAAAAATGGGGCGCTCCGTTCGCGCACCATCTGATGAAAACCGGTGTTCAGCTTGGCGAGGATTTGTCGTTTTGTGTCAGGGCCGCGGAGGCCGGATACGAGATGTTCTGCCATCCCGACGTCGACCTTGGCCACGAAAGCACTATGACGGTAACCAAGGCCACGCACCTTGCAAGCATGAGGCGGGATGTCCATTATTGCAATCCGATATCTGGATGGATGTTCATCAACGAGCTAAATTGGCTCTACCAGGCGGCCAAGGAAATGGACACGATCGTAGAGATCGGATCCTGGAAGGGGCGCTCGACTCACGCGCTTTGCTCCGGAGCCAAGGGCCATGTTTATGCTGTTGACCACTTTGAGGGATCCTGGGGTGAGGACGAACAGCACCAGGAGGCTGATGCCGGCGATATCGAGGCGCAGTTCATGGACAATGTTGGCAACCGGTTTTCCAATGTGACGCTCGTAAAAGCCAACAGCTTGGACTACGCAAAGGCCTGCGCGTTGGCCGGCAAGACGTTCGATATGGTTTTTCTCGATGGCGGACATCAGTATCCGGAATTTAAGGCAGACCTCGAAGCCTGGGAGAAACTGGCCAAGAAGATCTTTTGCGGCCATGACTATAATATGTTTCCAGGCGTGACGAAAGCGGTGAACGAGAGATACAAGGCCATTAAGACTTTGGAAACAATCTGGATCAAGGAGATCAAGCAATGAAGCCATTGAAACACAATGTAATTTATAGTTGGGAGTTTGAAACCGCTGACGGGGTTGTTCTGAATCAATACGAAGAAGACGGAAAGGAGAACACCTGGAAGGGTGTGAATCCGGACCAGGTCGTAAGGGTTTCATTTTTGCCTGCAATCAACCTTTTGCCAAGGCACGACATCCTTATTGATATCGGTAAGGGCGATCGGTTTGTCCGAAGGTTCGGTAGAGGATTTATGAAAACCGGCGGCAAGTATGGCGGCGGATGGGATCTGAAGCTGTACGCAAATTGTGTGGTCACGAATAGGTGCCGGTATTATATCATTTCTAATGGCCGGACCTTTTGCACACACAGGGACCACGAAATTAGACTATAAAGCTATAGAGGGGGAAAGACGATGATTACAGAAGGGAGCCGAGACTTTAATGTTCCAGATGCAAAGCCGGTGTGGGCAGAGTGGCCATGTTCAGTTGACATTTCCAGTTGGTTGAACGGCGACACGATATCAGCCATTGACGTCAGCGCTGTCACGGCCGATGGTGCCAATGCATCCGCCACCGTTCTTGATGAGCTAAAACACACCTATACAACGACATCGATCATTCCCTGGATCAAGGCCGGCGCACCTGAAACTGATTACATTGTGATTGTAAAGGTGACGGCAACGGGCGGAGCGAAAGAACTTTTTACCATACGCTTTTCGGTTCTCCCCAACATCTTTAGGGCGGGATCCGTTGGGATGGATGCAATTTTGACAACATAAGGAGATAAGGCAATGGTTGACCCAAAATGTCCGCCGGCTTGTGAAAAAACACTTGATACTATGGAAAAGGATATCGATGGTCACAGAAAGACTCTGTATGGTGCTGACGGCATGGCCGGTCTTGTTAGCTGTGTTGGCAGAAGCGTCAAGAGGGGACAGCTTGCTGTAACGATTATTGCTGTCGTAGCGATTGTTGCTACGTTTGTCATCTACACGATGGGGTCTTACGCCGGTGAAAAAGAGAAGCGAACCACGAATACCACAGAGATTCGGGTTATAAAAGAAGGAATAAAGCACATCAAGGAGGATCAGCAAGAAATAAAGACAGAGCAAAGGGAAATTAAGGCAGATATTAAAGAGATCAAAAAGAGCATGGTTAAGACCGAAGATCTTGATCTTAAATTCAAATTGCTCTTGAAGGCCATCGAAAAGAAAAATTAAGGAGTAAGCTATGGCGGAATTGCGTTTTTTTAAAATGACCGAATTCGACTGCAAGTGTGGCTGTGGCTCAAACAGGATGCTTGGCGCATTTTTGTGGAAGCTCGATCTGTGCCGCGAGAGGTGTAAGTTTCGCTTTGATGTAACCTCTGGATACAGGTGCGAAAAACACAATGCCGCGGTGGGCGGCAAGAAGAAGTCGGAGCATCTTTCTGGAAGGGGGGTCGACATCGCTACCCACAACTCCAGGGAGAGGTACAAGATCGTAGAAGAGGCCATAGAGCTTGGCATAAACAGGATTGGCATCGGGAGCGACTTTGTACATCTTGGTTATGACAAAAGCAAGGTCCAGATGGTAATCTGGGTATATTAAGGAGGAGATTATGGGATTTTCACTTTCAACATGGCTTGGGAAAGCTGTGGGATCTGGCGTCGGCACCCTGGCAAAAGATGTCGGGGGCGTCATCAATCAGTTTGTTGAAACAAAGGAAGAGAAGAAAGCGGCAGAGATGCTGCTGATGAAGATCCAACAGGAGCCTGACAGGTGGCAGGCCGAAATCAACAAGATCGAGGCCGGTCATCGAACGATATTCGTTGCCGGATGGAGGCCGTTTATAGGATGGGTTTGTGGTTGGGGCCTGGCGTTCCATTTTATAGCATTTCCTCTGCTTGAATGGGGGTCCGAACTGGCAGGGAAGAAAATCCTGGCTCCGGTTGTCGAGTGGCAAGTGCTGATGACTTTGGTGCTGTCCCTGCTTGGCCTTGGCGCTACCAGGACCTACGAAAAGAGGAACAATCTTACCAAATAAAAAAGCCCAGGATTTGGCCTTTCGGCGATCTGGCTCCTGGGCATGGCCGTGTCGGGGGAAAATTTAAAACGGGATATCGTCTGACGCCACTACGAGCGCGGCATAGATGTCTTTGACCTCTTTCAATGTCCTGGTTTTCAGGTCGTCTACGAGGTTGTCCTGGAGCCTAAACTCAAGGTTCATGGTCCCCATAACGTGGCGGACAACACCAACCGCGAACCTATTATTAATCTGCGCGGCCAGGTCGTTGCGCTCTGCCTGTAATTCTTGGACCGACCTTTTTGCCACCGGCTCCGGCTCCTGTACCAATGTGTTCTGACCAGGTGTGGACTCCGGAGGTTGCAGGCCTGGATCTATAAAGCCGGCATCCACGATCTCACCTTCCACACTTTCTTTCTCGACCGGTTTAGGCTCTTCAGGGGGGTCCAGGGGCCATTGCTCGCCCTTAACGTGTTTGACCATAGTGTCCCTGTACCATTTTTCCCTGTGGATCGCCTTTACGCTATCCGGAGCTACCTTCAGGATGTTCAGAAATTGAGTCGTTTTGGATTTTCCGGAGAACGTAGCCGCCAGAGATTTCCAGGTTCCTACCCAGGCCTCCCAATCGGTTTCGGTCCAATCAGACACCAAGCTTTTGTGTGGCGGTTTGTCCTGGGTCCCCTGAAAGGCCTTCCAAAAGCCCGCGAACGATTCAGGACTCTTTGCCGCACGATCTTTAAGTTCGTCGACAGAGATCCCCGCGGCCTTGGCGCTCTTCTCGCAGAAGGCTTCGAGGATCGCGTTTGGAAGGACTGTCTTTTCTTTTGCGAAGTCGTCAAAGGTCTTGCGCTTTGATGGCTCTTCCTTTGGAGGCTCATAGCCTCCATTTTCTGTCATGTCCATATCGATGATGTCTGCTCCAGGCGCGATCTCCCCAGGGATAACGGCGTGTCCAACGGTGTCGCCCCAGAGCGCGGACAGGCCTTGCGACTCTGCCACCTTTGCGATCTGCGCGGGCTGATTATCTACCGCCCAAAACTTCGTTACCTTTCCGTCAGCCTTCTTTTTGATATAAGCCGCCAGATTGACCTCAAGCCTCCACGGTCCGGCCCATCCTTCTGGCGTGGCCGAGAAGAAGCCACCCAGGAGCTTTTCCCCTTCGAGCAACAGGCCATGGGAGTCTTTTACATCTCCGCCCTTTGTCAAGACAATGATTCCCTTACTCCACCCCTTGCAGTCCTTTGCCCTTCGGGCCTTGGCGCGTTTGTGGTGGATCGACTCAACGATCTGGGCGTTATCATTCTGGCTGTACTTGATCAGCCAACATTGCCGGAGGAACGGGTTCAACTGTCGGGCCTTGCATTCGTGCATAAAATACATAAGCTCCGACTCCGTGATGAACTCTTTTTTCCCCTGGACCAGGAACCTTCTAACGATGCCCATGGTTAGGGTCATTTGTTCGCCGTTCGCCATTTCATATTTCATTTCACGAACAGCGATGTCTGTGGTTTGTTCTTCCATAATTACACCTCCTATTTTGTGCGTAGCCGCACGTCTGAATGTTCATAAATTTCCAGGCCAGGGATAGTCCTGACGCCGGCATCGATAGCGTCCTTTACAGCCTTGTCGTCGAGCGACATGACCGTGAATTTCCTTGGGACCTGGTCCAGGCTAATCAGCCTGTGCTTCCAGGTCTTGACCGTGAAGGTCGTCCCTTCGGCCGTTCTCGTCGGTCCACCGGCAACATCTTTGGGGACCACAATCACCGGATCCGGAACGCCAGGATCCACAACCTCTGGAATGGCGACCTCTACCGACTCAACACTGGCCTCTTTGGCCTTGGCATCAAGCTCTTTCTGGCGGGCCAGGGCCTCCTCGCGCTCCACCACCTGGCGGGCGATCTCTGTCTGGCGCTCCGCTTCAAGTTCTTTCTTCCGGATGGCCGCCTCTTCCTCTGCCACCTTCATGGCGATGCGCCTGTTCACTTCGGCCTGTTCGGCTCCGTAGGCCCCGATCTTGCCCTTCAGGGTCTTTACCGTCTTGTCGAGCAGGGCCTTGATTGGCCTGGCGGCGCCGTTGACACCGTTTACTACGGTACCATAAGGATCGATAAGCTCTTTCCTGGTGCCGTCTATGCTCTTTCCGAGCTTGGTCAACTGTCCGGCCATCTCGACAGCCGTAACATTTGTTTCTGCGTCTACCACTTTAAGCCCTGTGGCCCTTTCAGCCAATGCTTCAATCTGGACAATGTGCGGCTGAAGAAAAGTCTTCAGCTTGTCCAGGTCAAACGCGTGGGGCGGCATGAATGCCATGGTCGGGGCATCTGGAATCGTGACTTCCGGATACTCCGGATCCACGACCTTTGCCATCTCCACGATCCCAGGCATCTCCTCTTTCATTATCTCGTTATCATCGGGTGTCCATACATTTTCACTCATGGTCTTCACCTCCTTTTTCAGATTTCATAGTGCGGAGTTTTTCGTCAACCAGGGCATTTGACATTAGATCTACGACTTCAGATAGTGCCTCGACGTGTGCGCGTGTCAAAAGATCTTCTCTTGCACAGCCACATTGCTGTACAGGGCAATAGCCATCAAGCCAAAATGTCAACTCGCGCAATGTGTTGGTTTGCACTTTTGGGAATTCTAATTCGAACTCCATTTTCATAATTGTCATTGTGTCCTCCTAAACCCACATTTCCTTAATTCCCGTTATTGGATCCTCCGTTATAACGAAGGGCTTCTTCCATATCAACTTCTTTCCGTTAAACTCACCGCGGAAGTGCGCCGCCCATGTGTCGAGGGCGCGGTGGTCCCTGGCATACTTCACGTTCCCAATAAACTCTATGGGACGGCCGATTTTTTGAAATTCTCTCGACATATGCCTCTTGACAACGTGTCGCATTTTCACTCTTTTTTCCGTTGGTCTTCCCATTTCATTACCTCCTTTAACTATTTTTTCTAAAGTTGTACATTACCAGGCCGCCCAGGAAAACATTGAGGTCTGCCTGGTACGGCCTGTTGATGTAATCATAGATTCTGGCCCCAGAGCCATCGCTCTTGAGCATAACTGATATCCCCCTATGGGTAGGGTACCCGTTCTCCAGGGCAAGCTGTCTGTAGG